AATCATGACTAATAATTTCCATTTTAAATTGTTCACTTAAAAACATTAATGCTACTACAAAACTATTTAATTCTTGTGCTACATTAGTATCTTTTGTATATTTACTTAATTTATCTTCAATATATTTTCTAGATACTACTGATAATTTTTTATGTTTAGTTTGTAATAATTTTTCAATTTTTTCTAAACTAATATCTAATGCACCTCCTGATTGATATAATCTATATTCTGTTCCAAATGATGGAAAAAAATCATTAAAATTGAATTTAATTGGTGTTTGTGATTGTAATTTATCTACTTTTTTACTTTCATGTGATTTTTCTAATCTTTCATTTGCTGCTACAATACAATCATTTAAAAAATTCACAATGTATGAATCTTCTTTTAATTTTTCATATTTTTTATCTAATTTATCTTGAAGATATTTATATGCACTTCCATTTTTTGATAAAGGATAATCTAATAATCTTAAAAACATAATAGCAAAATAACCATTTGATCTTAAATCTTTAATATAATCATTATTTATATTCGTAATTAAACTTTTCAATTTAATTATAATATCATTAACTTTTTTATCTTTATTAGTATGAACTAAAGTGAATAAATCAGTACAATTACTATTTGTACACATCTTACCTAAATTTAATGTATTATTATCTAATTTAATTTCACCATAATTATCTAATGTCATATAATAATTTTTTTCAGCATTATTATTTACTTCTAAATTTTTATTAGTTAATTTAAAAAAACATAAACCTAATACATTTAATTTTAAAATAAATGTTAAATTATCATAATCAGTTGAATATAAACGTCTAGAAATAATTTGTTTTTTATTATTAATTGCATCTTTAAAAGTAGTTTTATCATCAACATCAGTATATACTTCATCTTTTAATGAATCTGGTTTAATATATGTTTCTGCTATTTTTATTAAACTATTTTCAATATTTGTAATATCTGTCATTATAAATATGATATAATATATTTATAATAATAGAAAAAAAAATATATTTACAATTTTATATTTTTATTATAATATTTATTAAATAATAAATAAATTGAATCTATAATATTTTTATTATCCATTAACTTTATAATAAAATTATCCATAATGTCATCATTAAAAATATAGTTCAAATATACATTTTTAAATCCATAATAAGCACCATATAAATTTCCTGCAATCATACCAATAGTATCAGAATCACCTAAATTTAACATACTTAAATAAATTAATTTTTCAAAATTACCTCTAGATAAGATAACAGAATCATAAGCAATAATAACAGAATCATCAGAACCAGAACCAGGATTAAATTTATTTTTTTGACTAAAATTTTCAAAAAAATATAAAATTCTTTTACCAGGTATAATAGATCTAATACTATCATATTGAACATATTCATATTCTAAAAAATTATCTTCTAAATATCTATTAAATTTATCTAAAAATATCTGTTTATCTTTAATATAATATTGATAATTTTTTTCATGAATCTTCATTATATATGTATCAACTGGATTATCATCCATTGATAATAAAGATACTAATTCATAGCCCCATCTTAAAATAGGTATTTTTTGTATAGCATAAGAAGTAAAAAGAGCATTAGTGAAAGCACCTAAAAAAGCGATAGCATTATTATGAGTAATAGCAGTAGTTTCAATAACAGATTCAATAAGAAGATAAATATGAGAAGGATTATGAAAAGCTAAACCGAAAATGGAAGATTTCATAGAAGCACCAGAACCACCAGCTTTAATATCATAAGTGAAATTTTTCCAACTAATACCATTTTTAATTTTACGTAAACTTTCAATAGTTTTAACACCAGCTTTATATTTATTAATCATTAAATCTTCATCTTTAAAAAAATCTAAATAAATATTAGAAGTATTAATATATAATTCTCTACCATCTTTAAAATCATTAATTAAACTTTTTAAATTAGCTAATAATAATAAAGTATCATCGGAATAAGTATGAGATTTAAAATTATATTTAGAAGTAGATTCAGAAAATAAAAATTCATAAATAAGAAAATTAGTAAGATCAATAATAGTATTATTAAATCCTTCAATATCTTTAATATTAAAATCTTTTTCTTTAAAATAGAATTCCATATCACCATTACCAAAACCGATGATATCACCAATAATACCTAAAAAAATACATGCAAAATAATTTTCAAATATAGGATCTAATTGTTTTTTATCTTTAGTATAAAAAAAATATTTATTATTATTAATATCATAAGTCATTGAACATAAATCACCTATTTTTTCCATTATATTTATACTATAATAATATTATCATTTATTTTTTATTTATTGTTAATTTAAATAAATAATAATTATTATCTATTATATCTTTTATCATAATGAATAATATAATAGAATATGATTTTAATTGGGTTAAAGAGTGGATTATTTCTTTACCTATATTTAAATATCTATTTATTAATATAGAATCTTTACCAATTGATATAAATAAAGCTAATTCTGTTTATAGACAAATTATAAAAATTTATCATCCTGATTTTAATATTGATAATTTAATGTTTAAAGAAATTAATAATAATTATCTTAAAATAAATATATCATTTGATGATTTAAAAAAATTTAAGAATGATGATCTAATAGATAATAAAAATGGAGAATTTATATCATTTATAAAAATATTTGTTGTTAAATATTTAACTGATAAAATATTTTGTGATAAAATTAAATCTATTGATGATTCTATTTCTTTATTATCTAATAATAATCTTAATAATATTCAATTAGATTATAAAGATGATTATAAAGATTATATAAAACAATATAATAATAAAGAATTGTCAACAGATGAAATAAATAATTTATATAATAAATTATTTAATACAGATAAAATAATTAAAGATATTCCATTAAATCATACTGAATTAAATGATAAATTTAATGAAATTAATTTAAATAGAACTAATTATATGAATAATATTAATGATCAATATAAATTAGAACAAAATGAGATGAAAGATAATAAAATAAATTTTGAAGATATGTTTAATAATAAATTATCAAAAAATAATAATTTATTAATGAAAGACACAATAAATGATAGTCAATCAATGACTATTATGTCATTTAATGATAATAATAATTTATTAGATAAATATAATTTAATGTCATTAAATCAGGATGAAAATATATCATATAAAACACAATTTGATATAAAAACAAATAAATCAAATACTGAAATAAAATCCAAAACATTAGAAGAATTAATAAAAGAAAGAGATGAAATATTTAAAAAATGAATTAAATCATTAGATTATAAAGTTTATTAAGATTATTTTTATTATTATTAATAATTAGATTAAATAATTTATTAATAATATTATTTATTTGTATTATACTAGAAGTATAACCTTTTTCAATCATATTTATTTTATCATCAATAGATAAACTAAAATTGACAAAACTAGAATCACCTAAAATATCAACAATAATATTATTATAAGAGAGATTATTAATTTTATTAAGATCTTTTTCGAAAGCCATAGACAATATAGATAATAAATATTTATGATATGTAAATATTGTTAAATTATCTATTATATTATTTATTTCAGTTGGATTATCATTTATTCTTCTTATTACTATTCCTATTGTTTTATTTATTTCTTCTTTTGATATTAAATCTATTGGATAATTATTTACTACACCACCATCACAATAATATTCATTATTATATTTATATGGATGAACTAAAGTTGGTAAACAAGCAGAAATATAAATAACTTCCCATAATTTAATATTAGGATGTGTTTTATGATTAAAAACAACAATAGAAGATGTAGTAATATTATAACCGATAATATATAAATTTTTATTATTAATTTTATAAAAATCATAAAGAGTGATATTTTCATCAATATTTTTATGAGAAATAAATTTTTTAATAGTAAATATAAAATTATCAATATTAAAAAAACATAAATCATTAAAAACATCATCAATATTATTTTTAATTAATAATTCAAAATTAAATGTAACATTAAAATTAATAATTTCTTTAATAGAATAACCTAAAACAAGAAATAAAATAATAAAACTACCAATAGATACACCATAATAATTTTGTATATTGTTTAAAATATTATATTCATCTAATAATTTTAAAACACCTAACATATAAAAACCATTCATACCACCACCTGATATTACTAAATTTTTTATATCAATTAATTTATATTTATATTTATCAAATAATATATTATTATCTAATTTTTTATTTAATATATCACCAAAGGTATCTACGGCATGATTTATTTTATTTATAATATTTTCACCTTCAGTATTATTAATAAATGTTATATTTACAACATTTTTTTGTTCTAGCGATTTATCTAAAGATAAATTAGTATCTATTGTATTATCTAAATTATTAAAATTATATTCACTCATTATATTTTTTATTAAAATATTATTTTATTAGATTTATACTTAAATATATAAATTTGTTTAATCTATAAAACTTTTATCTAATACTCTATATTATTATCATTAAATATGAATAACAATAATAATATTTTAAATATGAATTATTATAGACAAATTGAATATCAAAAAAAGAAAATTAAACATAATTTTTTTGATAGTATTTATTGTCTCATTATTGAAAAAATTAAAATTTTTGCTAGTAATTCTGAAACATGGTGTATTTATGAAATTCCTCCTTTTGTTTTTGGTAATCCTGATTATCAAATGAATGAAATTTCTTCTTATATTATTAATAAATTTGATAATTATATTAGAAATAAAGATATTGATGAAATTAAATTTTATGAACCTAATTTATTATATATTAAATGGTCTTTAATTTAATTATTTATAAAATAAATGTATCAATAATATTATCACAAAACCTATTAAAAATATTATTATTGTCTCTTTTGATTCTTCTGTTAAATTATTTAATTTATTTATTATTGATCTGTTATTTTCCATTAAATTTAATTTATTTCTACATTTATCACAATTTTGTAAATGTAAAAATATTTTTTCACATTCACCATTAAATTCTTTTATAGTTTCATTTTCTTCATTAAATTTTTCTTCACTAAATTTTTCTATTATATTCTGTTTTTTTATAAATGGATTCTCACCAATAGATCTATTATTTAATTTATTATAATTATCACTTAATGTGTTTTCAACTACATTATTTACATTATATAAATTATTTTTATTATAATATTCAGGCCAAGCTTCTTGTATACTACAAAACATATTTCAATATAAAATATTTAGATATTTTATATATTTTTTATTAAATACTATATTATTATTATTAAAAAAATTTTATTTAATTATATATTATATGGATTTAAATAATATTATAAATTTTTTTAAAAATGGTTTAAAATCTAAATGGCTACTTCCTTTTATTTATTTATCTTTTGCTATTTTTATTAGTTTTGCTAATGATAATACTACTCTTTATTATCAAATATTATATAATAATAACTTCTTTAGATTAGTTATTCTTTTATCTATCTTTATTTTAACTCAATATGATCCTAAATTATCTATTATTATCTCTCTTGGATTTATATATATTTTGATTAATTTAAATGAAAAAAGAACTAATACTATTATTAATCATCTTTCTAAATATGTTGATAATGATAATAATCTAACTTATTTAAATTATGAAAATTTTGATAATTATAATAATGATAAAGAAGCATTTACAAATGATAATAATGATAAAGAAGCATTTACAAATAATAATTATAATTCCTATTATTGATTTCTATTTAATTAATTATATATAAATATAATTAATTAATTTTATTATAATATTATAATTTGCGTAATAAAATTATTAATTTCTTTCAACATTAAATTATAAATATTATATTATTATGTCTAAAAATAATACTCATTATACTAAAGATACTGATACTGATCTTTTATATAATTATCTTGCTGATTCTATTAAAATTAAACCTCCTTCTAAAAATAATCCTAAAATTACTAATAATAATTCAGATTCTTCCGATTCTTTCTTATTGGATAAAAATAATTCCGATGATTCTTCTTCCAATTCTAAAACTTCACATTCTTCACATTCTTCAGAATCTCAACATAATAAACATAATATAGAACATAATAATCTAAAATTAAATGAAAATAAATATTCAGATCATGAAATAGAAAGTGAAAAAAATATAAAATATAGTGAAAAAAAAATACATACTGAAAAAATACCTACTGAAAAAAAAACTGATTTCGATTTTAATAAAAATCAATCTTTTAATAATAATCAAACTAATTTACCATTTAATAATAATCAAACTAATTTACCATTTAATAATAATAATAATAATAATCATAATCAAACTAATTTACCATTTAATAATAATAATAATAATAATAATAATAATAATAATAATCAAAGTAATTTATCATTTAATAATAATCAAACACAACAACAAAAAGTGCCATTAAATTTAAATGGTATGGCAGATAATATATATAATTCTACAAAACCATTAGATGAAAAAACTCTTAAATTTAGAAAGATGGAATGTTTATCACAATTAATGCATATTAAAAATTCTGGTTTTGAATTAACAAAAACATATAATATGAATAGTGATTTAGATGAGATGGAAATGGAAATAAAATTTCATACAGATATTCAAAATAAGAAAAATAGTATAAGTGTAGCAAAAAGTATATTATTTAATGCAATTGGTGGTATTGAATTTTTAAATGGTAGATATGATCCATTTGGTTTTAAATTAACTGGATGGAGTGATCAAATTAAATTAAATCAAACAGATTATGATGAAGTAATGGGTGAATTAGTTGATAAATATAAATCAACAGGTAAAAAAATGGAACCAGAAATGAAATTATTTTTAATGATTGCTGCATCTGGTGCTTCTTTTCATATGTCTAAAACTATGTCTAATATACCAATTATAGGAGATACTATTAAAAATAATCCAGAATTATTAAGTAAAATTCAATCAAATATTAATAAAGGTATTGCACCTAATAAACCTACTGAAGCTGATAAAACTCAAGAATTATATAAAAAAATGCAAGAAAATAAGATTATACAAGATAAATTACAAAAACAACAGATGGATAATCAATTATTACAAGAACAATTATTACAACAACAAAGACAACAACAATTACAAAATCAATTACATCAACAACAAATTCAACAACAACAACAAATTATTAATAATACTATTAATACATCAAATATAAATAAATCTAATACTACACCTAATAATCCTCCTATTATTAATAAATTTAATGATGAAAAAAAAGTTGCAGTTCAAACATTAACTAATAATAATATAAAACCACCTACTAATGTTAATAATCTTTTAAATAAATTAAAACCTATGATGCCACCTACTGAAACAGTAGATAGATCATCATCAATATCAATACATGATAGTATAGATAGTGAAAGTGTAAATAAAGATAATATAACAACAAAACGTAGAAATAATAATAATAAAACTATTATTAAAGCTCAAAATTAAATTTATACATAATATATATAATTTTTATTTAAAGAAATATTATATATATTTACTTTTTTTATATAGTTTATATAAAAATATTATATTTAAAGATAATTTATTCAAAATATAATTATTTGATTATATTTATGACACATTATAATATAGATGAACATATTAACTTAGATACAAATTTAAAAACTGATGATGATATTTCCAATGATAATTTTAAATTAACAAATAATTTATTAATTATTGAAAAAAAGAAAAGAGGTAGAAAACCAAAAAATAAAATTAATAATATTGACACTTGTGTCTTAGATGATAATACTAATACTAATATTAATTCTATTAATAATAATGAAACAATTCGTATATTAAAAAAAAGAGGAAGAAAACCAACTGGAAAAGTTATTGAAATGGATAGATTACAAAATATTAATGATGTATCATTTAGTGATTGTTTAATAGCTCATTTAAAATTAGATAAAAAAGATATTGATAAAATTATGAATATTGTTGATAAAACTAATGATAATAATACTTCCATATTTTTAGATATTAATGAAATAAATGATGATACTGGTAGAGACTTATCTTTAGATAAAACTATAATACAAAATGAAAATAATAAAGATTTAAATTTTTTTAGTGGTGTCTTAGATAATAATATTATTAATAATAAAATAAAATTAGATAATATTAATTCATCAATAATGAATCATATAGAAATAAATAATGTTATAAAAACAGATTTAAATCTAGTAGAAAAAAATGAAAACAATAATGAATCATATTTTTCAAACAATATTATATATGAAAATAGAATAAAGAAAAATGATATTATTGATTTAAAAGTGATAGATAAAAAAATAATTAAATCTAATGTAAATTTTTATAATAATAATAATACATGTACAAACTTATCTAAAGATAAATCTCTAACACAAGATAGTACAATTAGTGATAATAAATGGGAATTAACAACTAATATTAATTGTTGGTGGTGTTGTCATGAATTTGATAATATTCCATTAGGTATACCAACTCAATATATAAAAAATACATTTTATTTATATGGTTGTTTTTGTTCATTTAATTGTTGTTTATCATATAATTTAGATATGAATGATTATAAATTATGGGATAGACAAAGTTTAATATATTATTTAAAAAATATTATTGATCCTGAAAATGAAATTATTATTAGACCTGCACCACCTAGACAAATTTTAGATAAATTTGGTGGTTCTCTCAATATTGAACAATTTAGAAAATCTTTCTATATTCTTGACAAAAATTATAATTATATTCTTCCACATATGGTTTCAGTCATCACTTATATTGAAGAAAATATATTAGGTACTAAAATTAATAATCCTATTAAAAATAATTTTATTAATCCTATCAATAACACATTTTCTGATAAATTAGTCTTAAAAAGAACTAAACCTCTCCCTACTAAAAATAAATTAAATATTCAATCTGTTTATTAATTTTTTTATAATATATTTCATCTATGTTTATGATCATCTATTATATTATATATATAATATAATATAATGAATTATTAAAAATTTATTAGAATATATTTCATTCATTTTATTTCTTTTTAAAAAATTTCCATTTACCACCTTTACCTCTATAAAATGGCTTCTTTGTCTTTTTAACTTCTATTTCTCCTTCATATTTTGGTAAATTTAATTCTTTTCTTTCATCATTTATTATCTCTTCTATTATTTCTACACCATCTATTATATTATCTTTATCTTTATCATCTATATTTTCATTCTTTTTTTTATTATTTCTTTTTTTAGGTTTATTATCATTATCATTATCATTATCTTTCTTTTTTCTTATTACTCTTTTTTTCTCTTCTTTTATTTCTATATTATCTAATACTTCATTTATATCTAATATCTTATTTTCTTCTTCATTATTATTATCTTCATCATCTTTCTTATTTTTATTTAATTTTCTTCTATTAGTAATTCTATCTTTATTAAGATAATAATAACCTTGTAATAGAGCATCACATAAATCATCCTTTTTTTTATAATTATTTAAATGTTCATTCCATACCATCAAATCATATTTTTTTAATAATAATCTTGCACCTACTATACCTAATTCTTTTGTTGCTTTATATTTATCTCTATCATTTTCTTGTTCATCAATAACATCATCAACTAAGAAATCTTTTAATTTATTAGATGGAGAAATAAACATAATTTTAGAAACATTACAATTATTAACTAATTTATCTTGCATACCTCTAATCATAAACCATGTATATAAAGTATCAGATAAACCTTTCATTTTTGGATTTTTAAATGTTGGTTGATTTTCTATTAATACATAATCTACTCTCAATATTACTCTTTTAATATCATCTAATTTTTTAATTAAATTAAATTTCAATTCATCTGTTGATAATTCATTAACTTTTGTTTTTTCTAAATTAATTATTTCATATTTGTTTAATAATTTTTTCTTATTATCATAATGTTTCTTACATAAATGATCTTCTATTAATTTATATTTTGCTTTACTATCACATTTTTTACATTTAATATGATCTTTTAATTTTTTATCTATAACTAATACTTCATCTATTATATTTTTATTAATATGTTTTTCTTTTAATATTTCACAATATGATAAATGTTTTTTACATAAATATCCTAAATTATCTTGATTTAATTTTAAATAATGTTTTACAGGTTCTAAACATTCATTAACTATAACATTCTTTTTAGATTTACTTAAAATTGGTGCACAACATTTAAAATCATTTTTTGTTTCTAATAAATTTATTATATCCCAATCTAATATATTGAATCTATCATTATCTTTCTCAATAATACAATATGCAAGATTTTTTATACCTACATCAAATGATATCAATTTAAACATTTCTTATATTATTTAATTTTATTTTTTTATATTCATTTTTAACTCATTATTCTTTTATATCAAAAAATTGATAATTTTATTATATTATTATTATATCATTATATATGATAAAAAAATGACTATTAATTATAATAAAATTATCAACTATATTACTTCTAATAATATTGATAAATTTAATAATTTTATCAATAAATTAGATAAAAATGATCAATATATTGATATATATATTCTTAATAATTTACAAGTTATTTTTAATAAAATCAATAATAATTCTATTTTAATTACTATTATAAATATAATTATTAAAAAAAATAATTATATTTATTTTTTAGATATAATTACTAATTTACCAGATGATTATAAAATTATTGATTATAATAAATATGTTTTATTAAATTATATAATTAAACAAAATAATAAAATAATAACAAATACTATCATCTTATTAAATATATTTAATATTAAATTATTGAATTTTTTATATAATAATGATAATAATATATTTGATGATATATTAAATTCTAAATTATTATATGGATCTCATATCAATATTATTCTTATTACTATTATTCTTATAAATTTAAAATTATCTAATATTATAAATTTAAATAATTATAATAATATTTTTGATCTAATTAAAGATATAAATACTAATACATATTTAATGTTATATATGATTAATAATATATATATATCTAATAAAGATTTTATAAATAATAATCATTTTATACAATCAAGTGATTTTAAACAAAATATTTATGATATTTATAATAATGATAATATTAAATATCAAAAAGAAATTATTATTGATAGTTTAATATATATGTTATCTATAAATGATAAATTAGTTTTCAAATACACTTATATCAACAATAAATTTATATTAAAAAATTATAAAATTATATATTATTCTCTATATTATGAATTATTTGATGTTTTTAATCTTTTATTATTAAATTTATTTGATTCACCATTAGTTGATATATATGAATTATTAGATTATTCATCACAAATAACTTCAATACATTTAATAATTTTATCTAAAAAACAAAAATTAAGAAAATATTGTAATGACTATGTATATATTAAAAAATTATTAGACTCAATAGAATCAAATACATATATTATATAAATATTTATTATATATTATTTTGATATATAATGAATAACTAATTACATGGATGGATAGATAATAATCATTATTATCAAGGATATTTATTAGGTAATATATTGATTGCAGGTAATTTTTTAACTTATGAAGATCAATTATATTAAACTTTTTATTTTATTTATTAAGATCAATTAAATTTGAATGATTAATTTTATGATTTTGATTATAATTATAATGTTAATGAATATATTAAAAAAATGTAATATGATAAAGATAATAAATGTTGTATATGTTATGAATCATTTAATTAAAATAAATATTATAAGATTGAATATAAAAATAATATATAAAAATAAAAAAGTAAATTATATAAATTTATTTAAATAATGAGAAAATATAATAATTTATATAGATTATCATGTAGTGATAAACATTTATATTGTTATTTGTGTATTAAATAATGTATAAAATAATATGGTATTAAATGTGTATATTGTAAATAATATTTATAAAAAATGTGATAAAAATATTTAATATCTTAAAATAATATATATATGATTAATTTAAGATATTTATTAAATGATTATAGATTTTATATTGTCTTAATTGTTTTATTATTTATTTATTTAAAAAATACTAGTATTGAGAAATTTACTGAAGATGAATTTAAATTCAAAAGTAAAAAATTATTAGATGTTGTTAATGATTTAAAAAAAAGATTTGGTGAACCTTATTCCTCTAAATTAGTTGAAGATGGTTATCTTATGTGGAAAAAAGTTTCTTTATTCGAATATATTTTAATTCAAGATCAATCTTATACTTCAGTTGAAAGTGATTATACTTGTGGTAATATTACTTTATCTATTAAAATATTTATTCCAGATAATAAAATGGAACATGTATTAGATGTTCATAATAATTTATCATATGATAGATTAAAAAAACAATTAGTATGTAGAGGTGATAGTTTAAATAATATGTTAAAAATATTTATTACTTGTGTTGATGTTGTTAATGATATTAAAAATAAAGATAAATATATGAAAGATTTAAAAGATTTATTAGTTAATAATGAAGATATTGAAGTTAATTTATTTAAATTAAAATTAAAATTAGATAAATATAATGAAGAAACCAGTAATAAATTAAACAAAATATGTTATAATATTTAATTTTATTATTATATTATTTCTTAAATAAATTATATAATTATATGAATATTTATAATCCAAATGATAATTCTAATTGGGAAAGTTTTGATTCTCAGAATTCTGTCAATGTTCTAAATTTTGATAGACATTGTATTCCTAGTAAAACTCCTGAAGGTGTTGTTTATGATATAATGAAACGTGGAGTTTTTAATCTATTCCCTTTTAAAATTGTTACTTTAAAATATTTAATGAATATTGGTAAAGCTAAATGGTCTGGTTGGGTTAATACTGGTTCTGGCGGTTGTCATCATTATAACATGTTTTTTAATACTAATGATAAATATCTTCCTATTAATGATATTGTTGTTATTAATACTAGTGAAGATAATATTAAACGTGTTTTAGTATGTTTAATTTATAATCATAATGATTTCTGTATTAGGGTTGATGAAGGTGCTTGGGCATGGATTAGTGATAGTTGGAAATGTAATGAACCTGATCAAGCTAATTGGAGATGTGTCTCTAATAAAGGAATTTATAGAAGTAATTATAGAGTATTAGGTTCTGCTTTTAATCCTTATTCAAAAGGTGGAGGTATTTATGAAGGTAGAAATCCATGTATACCTGCTATACATAATAATTTTTATGTTAAATTAGCAGATGTTGATAATGGTGATTATGCTATTGGTAATGAACATAGTGGTTGTGGTAAGAATCATTGGTTTAGTTATTCTTCACCTTATAATACTTTTCATGTTAATTCTAATAGTTCTGGTTGGTTTAATACACATCCTGGATTTTATGATATTAAACCTTTATATCTTATTACTGCCATTTGTGCTAATACTATTACTATAGATAGTAAATTCAAAGATAATATTAATTGTGAAGCTATTATGACTGATAATAATACTGGTATATGTAATGGTTTAACTTTAACAAAAGACGAATGTAAAAGATTTTGTAAAGGTAAAGAAATATGTAATGATAATATTTTAAAATTCTGTTCTAGTGATAATTCTAATGCTGGTAAATATAAAGATTTATGTGCTTGTTTTATGACTCCTGAATATTATGATGCTGAAAAAAGAAAAATTTATGCTAAATTTGATGATAGTGAAACTATTATACAACAATTAATTAAAAATAATATTTGGACTTTAGCAGCTGAATGTTCTTGGGGACCTTGTCAACAATCTGAATTTAAAAAAGATAATAAAGTTAAATGTCCTGATAATCAAATTCAAAATTGTATTAATAAAGTTCAATATTCTAGTGAAGGTGGTTCTATTGCTATTGATAGAAATGAAATTAGATCTGTTAATAATTGTGTTCAATCTTCTGATAATTCATCTCCATCATCTTCTAATAATTCTCTTCCACCTAATTATAATAGACCTTCTCTATCTACAGATGGTAATAAATCATTTATAGATAAATTAAAAGATGATCCTAATTTAAAATATTATGGTATTGGTGGTGGTGTATTCTTTATTATTATAATTATTTTAATTGTTGTCTTATCTGGTGGTGATGATGAAAGTGATGAATAAATTAAATATTTATAATAGAGATAAAGAAGAATATATACAAAATAATTTAGTTCAAAAAATAATAAATAATATAGAAAAAGAAATGAGAGTATATTAAAAATTGATAATTTTAATATTTAATATAAATAAACATTAATTATTAAATATTAAAATGTCTGAAGAATTAAAATATCTTAATTTAATGAAAAATATCTTATCTAATGGTGTTAAACGTATTGATCGAACTAATACTGGTACTTTATCTTTATTTGGACAATCTTTTAGATTAGATGTTAGTAATAATTTTCCTCTTTTAACTACTAAACGTGTTTATTGGAAAGGTGTTGTTGAAGAATTATTATTTTTTATTAGTGGTAAAACTGATACTACTGAATTAGAAAAAAAAAATGTTAATATATGGAAAGGTAATACATCAAGAGAATTCTTAGATAATAGAAAATTATTTAATTATAAAGAAGGTGAATATGGACCAAATTATGGTTATAATTGGAGATCATTCGGTAAACAATATATTCCTATTAATGAAAGATCTAATAATATTGATTATAATGATGGTATAGATCAATTAAATGATGCAATTAATTTAATTAAAACAGATCCATTCAGTAGACGTATATTAGTGAGTACTTGGAATCCAAAAGTATTAAATGAGATACCATTACCAAGTTGTCATTATTGTTATCAATTTTATGTTAATGAAGATAAATTATCAATATTAGTAAATATGAGAAGTTGTGATATATTTTTAGGTTTACCATTTAATATTGCTAGTTATTCTCTATTATTATATATGATAGCTCATATTACTAATAAAAAACCTTATGAAATAATATTTATGTTAGGTGATGCTCATATTTATTTAAATCATATTGATCAATGTAATGAACAATTATCTAGAGATATTAAAGATTTACCAACATTATCATTTAATAGAATTATTACTAATATAGATGATTTTAAATATGAAGATATAAAATTAGAAAATTATAATCCTCATCCAACAATAAAAGCAGATATGGCTATTTGAAATATATATCTCATTGGCTGATTTCATACTATAATTATAATAAAATTATCTATATTTTATTATAATCTTATTTTATTATAATCTTATTTTATTATATTCTTATTTTATGATTTTTAATAGTATTATGACAGCCAATGAGATATATATTATAAAATATTATTATATGAATAGATTATAATATGTTTAATTTATTTAATTTTATGATTTTTTTATAACATAAATATCATAAAATAATATATATATATAATATTATATGAAAACAGTACATTCATTTGATATATTTGATACATTATTAGCTAGAACTGTAAAAAATCCAACTGATATTTTTGATATTATTGAATTAAATTATCCATATCCTAATTTTAAAAAATTTAGATTACTAGCACAATCTAAATCTAATCATACTATAGAAGATATTTATTATCAATTTAAATTATTAACAAATGAAAGTGATAATATGATAGATTTATTAAGACAATATGAATTACAAATAGAAATGGAAAATACTATACCAATAATAAGTAATATTTTAAAAATACAAAATGATGATATATTAGTATCTGATATGTATTTTTCTCATAATGAAATTATTAAATTATTAAATTATCATAATATAAATCAAAATATTAAATTATATGTTTCATCTAGTGGTAAATCAAATGGTTATATATGGAATAATTTAGTAAAAGAATATAATATTATAGATCATATAGGAGATAATTATCATTCAGATATAAAAATGGCAGAAGAATATGGAATAAGAGGTATTTATACAGAGATACATAAATTTACTAATTTAGAAGAAAAATTATTAGATAAAGATAGAATTTTGATGATATTTTTAAGAAAATTTCGTTTAATGAATCCATATGATGAGAAATCAATAGAATATAAAATATATGATCAACAAATAAAATATAATATACCATTATTACTTTTCATGTGTAAAAAATTATATAATATTTTAATATCTGAGAATAGAAATAAAGTATTATTTTTATCAAGAGATGGTTGTTTAATATATAAATTATTTTCATTTTTATATCCACAATTTATATCATATTATCTTTATTCTAGTAGAATAATAAATAAAAATTATAATAATGATTATATTAATTATTTAAAAGAAATATATAATAAAGATGATTGTATATTATTTGATTTACATGGTTGTTTTGAATCTGGTAGACAATTATTTATGAATGTATTTGGTTCTTTACCAAGAATATTTATTTTTGATTTATCTATTATAGAAAAATATTATGATGATATTACATATATTACTTATAATTGTGATATAATGGAATCATTTAATCATGATTTAATAGGATCATTAATTGATTTTAAAAATAATAAAAGAATAAATATGCCAACAGAAATATCATTATATTATATAAAAATAATACATGATACGATAAATAATTTTATAAAATATATTACTACTAAATCTATAATTATTGATAATAATATATTTAATGATGATAATTTTTGGATAAATTATTATAATAATGTTGTTATATACATTGATAAATTATTTGTTCATATATCTGATCATTCAAATAAATTATTAACTACATTAGCAAATAAATATAATACTGATAAAGGTGATCAATATGCATGTGCTCATCATTATACTATAAAATATCAAGAAATAATATCTAATTTATTATATCAAAAAATAAATAATAATAATTTTAATAATATTGATTTATTAGAAATTGGATTAAATAGAGATAATAATGATAGTATACCTAGTTTAATGATGTGGAATGAATATTTTAATAATAATATAAATATTACTGGATATGATATTAATGAAATGTTTTTATTATTTAATTCTAAATATGATAATATTAATATTGTTATTGGTGATCAAAGTAATATTCATGATTTACAACAATTAAAAATAAATTATTATGATATTATTATAGATGATGGTTATCATGCATCTAAACATCAACAAATAAGTTTTAAAGAGTTATGGTCTAATATAAAATATGGTGGTTATTATATAATAGAAGATTTACATTATCAACCAGAAATAGAATCTTGTATAAAAACAAAATATTTATTTGAACAATGGCAAAATAATAATTGGATTGAAAGTGATTATATAAAAAATGATGATATTCTAAATATTAAAAATGAAATAGAAAGTATTCAATTTATTGATTCTCAATCTAATTTATGGGATGATAAAATAAAAAATGCATTTGTATATATCAAAAAAATAAATTAAATAATATCTAATATATTTCATACTATAATTATAATAAAATTTTATATATCTTATTATTATTATTTTATGATTTTTGATAGTATTATGACAGCCAATGAGATTTATAATAAAAAAAATTGCAAAAATATTTTGATTATATATAATTATTATAATATATTTGATTAAAATAAAATGAGTAATAAAAAACATTTATCACAACCATGGTTTGATTATATTAAATCTGGTGAGAAAACTATTGAAGGACGTCTAAATAAAGATTTTTGGTCTAATATAAATATTGATGATATTATTATATGGTATAATGATGATAATAATTGTTATAATAGTTTTAAAACTAGAATTATTAAAAAAAATATTTATAAATCATTTAGTGATTATTTAGAGAATGAAGATTTAAATAAATGTTTACCAAATATAAATAATATTAATGATGGATTAAATATTTATTATCAATATTATAATAAAGATGATGAAAATAAATATGGTATTGTTGCTTTATATTTGGAATTATGTGATTAATAATTATTTTAAATAAATATATATAATTCATTGGCTGATTTCATACTATAATAATAATAAAATTATTTATTTTTATATTATTTTATGATTTATTATAGTATTATGACAGCCAATGAGATTTATAATAAAAAAAATTGCAAAAATATTTAGTTTATAATATAATTATTATAATAGAAATATTATTGTACTAATTATAAAAGTAAATTCAAATAATTATAAACTTATTATATAAATGTCTACTGAAAATACTAAATTAGAATTAATAAATGAATCTATTAGTAATAAAAAAATAATAGAATCATCAATTTGTTATATAAATAAATTATCAAATAATGAGAATATAGAAAAATTAATAGAATTTATGTGTAGTAATGGATTAAATGTGATAGATAATTTATCAAATCCATATTCTAATAAATCTAATATATTTGATAAACAGAGTATATTAGATTTTTTTGATAATGAAACAACCTTAGTTGATTATTCATTAAAAAAATGGCATAATAAAGAAATAGACATATATGATTTTATAAATTTTTTATTATTAGCACCAAATTTATTTAAAATGAATACAAAAGGTAAATATCAGATCTATATGGATTATATACATATATATTTAAATATATCATTGAATGAATATTTTTTTCCAAAATATCATTTAGTTCAAGATAAATATGAATATATAACTAATATAAGAGATGAATATTTATATGCTTTTTGGTGTGTAAAAGTTATTAAGAATCATAAATTTATCAATAAATATATGAATATAGTAAAACCAGAATATCAAAAACATTAGGCTTGGATTTATAAAAAAAAATCTTGATTTTTTTTATAAATCCTACGCCGGCGTAGAAAAATATTAAAAAAATCTTGATTTTTTTAATATTTTTCAAGCCTGATAATAATAAATACTATGATATTGCTTTTGAACAACTTAAAATCATTATAGAGATACAAGAATATAATAATCATACTAATAATAATAATGATAATAATAAATTAATATATATTAATGCTCATGGTTATATAGTTTTATATTTAAAAATTGATCAATTTAAAGAACATATAAAAGATTGTTATCATAATTTTACAACTATATTATTTGAATGTATTATAAATAGATTGATCTCTCTTGATATATCTATTTGTTCTGATTATTTAGTATATTGTTTTGAAAATTATTTAATTAATATAATAAATGAGATGGAAAATGAAATAATAAATATTAAAAATATTTTAAATACAAAATATTATAATATTGATTATAATGACATATCTAAATTAAATTTATTACTTAATCATATTAATGATGAAAATACTAAATATTTGATTGAAAAATATATTAATTTTTATGAAGATATTAATGAACATAAAAATATATTAGAAAAATTAAATGATAATACATCTTCTATTTATAATTTATTTAAAATAAAGTATTTATCATATAAAAATAATAATAAAAAAAATAATAGAATAGATAATAAAAATATTTCTTCTGATATTATATGTGATTTACTAAATTTAGATAATACTTGTAGAATTAATTTAGAAAATAAATTTAGAACATCTAGATCAATATTTATTGATAATAAATATTATATTAGTTGGTCAAATCTTAATTATATAATTCAAAAAAATGAAATATTATCAGATGAAATAAAATCAACATTAATATTATATTTATCATATATTGAAGATATTGTATTAGCTATAATGGATGATTTAATTATGTTTAATAATAATATAATTAAATATATATTAAAATGTGTTGATGAATATAAGATAAATATTCAAAAAACTATATATGAACAATTTGAATATAAAATTGATAGTTTAAATAATGAAATAAATAAATTAAATAATGATTTAAGTAATTTAAATAATATAAATAATGGATTATATAAGTCTATTAATAAAATCATAAATTTATATGATAATGATGAAATTTATGATAGTAAATCTATAAAAATGTTTGATAATATAAAAAATTCTTTAAATTTAATATATAATAAGAAAAAAAATATTTTAAATAATATTAATCTTGATATTGATAATCAATCTATATTACCTGATATACCTAATTTTATTATTTATTTTAGTTCAAATATTAATGATACTATCAAATATGAAGAATATATATCAATAATGAATACATATAATATTCATTCATATATATATAATACTATTCTTGATAAATTATGTAACACAAAAAAACCAAAATATATTAGTTTTCTTAAAATTGTTGATTCTGTTAGTAATATTTTTTATAATGATAATTCTAATAATTTTAATAATTATAATTCTAATATTGATAAAATTAATATTAATGATTTAATTAATAATTTAAATATCATCAATATTAATAATAATAATAATAATAATTTTGATAATAATAATGATGATAATTTTGATAATAATAATGATGATAATTTTGATAATAATAATGACGATGATGATGATTTTTAATCAAAATTTATTTTATATTTATTAAATATATCTAACATTTGATTATATGTTATTCCAGTTATACAATCTGTTTTTATTTTTCTTTCATATACTGCTCTTATAATTATATATAATTTTTTTAAAGTAAATTTATCATTTAATAAATCAAATAAATTATATTTTATTAAACCACACCATTGATTTAATGTGTCTTTTTTAAATTTTCCATTATTATTTATTGTATATATTGTTATTCTTATTACAAATACACTTTTATGATCTATATCATAATTATCTATACCTTTTTTTATATATATTCCTATATTTGCAAATTTTTTATCAATATATCTCTCTAAATTTTCATTCACTTTATTAAATAAATCTTCTTTTGATATTTTTAATGGACTATATTCTGTTTTATAACATGCTATCCAAAAATTATCTAATTTTTTATTATCTATTTTTTCTCTCAATTCCTCAAGATATCCACCTTCCATATAATATATATTTATATTAGATTTTTATTATATTATTTTTTTATTGTTTTATTTTATGTTAAGTGATGCTCATATTTATTTAAATTATATTAAACAATATTATTTAATAGAATTATTACTAATATTAACATTTTTAAATATGAAGATATAAAATTATAAAATTATTATCCTCATCCAACAATAATAGTTGGTATAGCTATTTAATATATATATATAGATTCATTGGCTGATTTCATGCTATAATAATAATAAAATTTTATATATCTTATTATTATTATTTTTATTTTATGATTTATTATAGTATTATGACAGCCAATGAGATTTATAATAAAAAAAATTGCAAAAATATTTAGTTTATTATATTAAAATAAATATATAATGACTTTATAATAATATGACTATTGATAATCTTATTCAAAATATTAACTCTTTTTTAACTTCTCATTATTTCCTATTCTCTATTGGATGTGGATCTAATGAAAATATAGATAAAAATTGTCTACATCAACAATATCCTAATTGGTTTAGATCTATTAAAACTAATAAAGTTATAATATTAATAGATCCTATGTTAGAAGATGAATTAAAATTAGATGAGTATTTATCTAAACAAATATATAAAGAAATTATTAAAATTGATAATAATTTATATAGTGCTATTGATCATTTTAATAATAATATTACTATTATTACTTCTAATTGTTTTTTTAATATTGATGATATTGATAATTTAGATGATGATGCTATTATTGATGAAATGAAAGATTTTAATATAGAATCTAATAATAAATTAAAATCTAAACACTTTAAAGATATTATTACACATATTTTAAATACACAATCTAAATTATTTATACAATCTTTTACTGGTTCTTCTTATTATAAATATCAAAAATCATTTAGTAAATTATTTGATACTGATATTTTTTATGATAATATATTATTTGAATCAACATATAATTATGATGGTGATTGTTATCCTGATTTAAATATTTCTCCTGTTTTTGATAATAATAATATTTTTAATATTGATAAATATAATAAAGATGATGATATAATGAAATTATTTAATGACAATAATGATAAACAATATATAATAAATAAATATATCATAAAACATATAAATAATTTTTTATCTAATGATTTTTGTGTTATTAGAAATTTAATTAATAAATTTTTTAATAAAGATTATGACTTTTCTAATTTATTTCCTAAATTTCAATATGATATGATAAAATGTAATAATTTATATATTCCATTTGATATTCTTAATTGTAAAGAAATTAATCATAATGATCTTGATGATATCATAAAATCTATTATATATGAAAATATTAATAATAATATATTAGTTTTTATAAAAAATAATCCAGATACTAAACAATCTATGAATAATTTAATTAATAATCTAACTAATAATAAAAAAAATATGTATGATTTCTTATCTAATATTAAAAAAATAATAAATCATAATTATAATAATATTTATAATTAAATATTTGTGAGCTATATAAACTCATTTTATTTATAATAATATAATAATATATCATAAATTAACTTATATAATTTGATTAATTTAATGACATATCATAATGGCTCACATTAATTTCATTAATTTAATGATATATCATAATGGCTCACATTAATTTCATTAATTTAATGATATATCATAATGGCTCGCATCGTTGATCAAAGATCAACTCACAGAGCTCGCCTTAAATTATTAAAAAAATTGATAAAATGATTATAATATTATAATAAATAATATTATAATGAATTAAACAAAATGAATATAAATACACCAATATATAAACTTATTGAAATCTATTTTCCTGAATCTAGATTATTAAAAATACCTATTGATAGAGAATATTTACAATATTATATTTATGTAGATGAAAGAGATGAATTTAGTTGTATTAAATATTTTAATTATGAAGATAGAATAATAGAAAATTATATAAAAGATAAAAAATATTTATTAAATACACCAATAGATGGTTTATTAGCTATGAAAATACATAGAAATTATTATACTCATTATCCTGAATTAAAAACAGAAAAAGATATATTTTTTGATATATTACATCATTTAGAAATATTAGCTAGAAAATCATCATTTAATTTAGATTAAATTATTACTTTATATAAAAAATTGATAAAATATATTATCTATATAATAACTATTTATATTATAATTATTATATAAAATGTCAAATAATTATAATAAATCTTATCATAATTATCTTAATGATTCTTATGAAGATTATATAAATTCTATGAGTTCAATATCTAGTTCAATGAAGAAAGATGAATTATCTGTTCAAGATAAATTAGATTATCTCATTGGTAATAAAGATATGAGTGATTTAGATAGACCTATTTATAAAAAATTATCAAAAGATGAAGAACAAAAAATTATAGATAAATATTCTACTGATAATCTATATACCACAGACACCTTTGGTGATAAAGAAGAAAAGCATTCTAGTGATAATTTATATGATTATAGTACTTATTTCAATAATACATATAATCAAGATGAAAAAAAGGATATTATAACAAATTTCTATCAAACTTATAATTATAATGGATATGATATTCGATTACCAAAACAAGATACTACAAACACCTATGGTGATATTGATTATACACAATTTGAACTACCTGATTATTTTTATGGTAGAGATATACAAGAAAAAGATAATTATTTAAATATGGAAATAACACCAGATATGGTACCATTAGATATTGGTTTAATTAATACTATTAATAGTTGTTATATTAATAGTATTATACAAATATTTTTACATAATAAATTATTATATAAGAGATTATTAGATTGGTTATTTACTAATAATGAAGAATCTCCTATTTCTAAAAATATTTATGATATATTAACTTTTTTAAAATTGAAATTCACTAAAGATAGAGATTATCATAAAAACTTTCAATGTGATAGTGAAGAATTCTTAACTTGGTTATTAGATAAAATTGATGCTGATAAACTTTTTTATGTTAAATTTGAACATAAAATCATCTGTAATGGTTGTAATTATATCAAAAAATATGATTCTAAAGATTTATCTTTACAAATTAAAGTAGATGATGATATTGCTAATTTATATAAAAATGAAGTTATTAATATTGTTAGATTATTAGTTAAACAAAACTTTCAAGATCAATTAATTGATTATAAATGTGATAAATGTAATCATAATAAAGCTATTAAAATTGATAAACCTATATCTGCTACTAGAAATCTTATCTTTAATATTAATGCTCCTAAAACTAAAATTAGATTTTATGATTATTTAGATTTATTTCATGATGAAGATTATGAATTTGAATTATATGGTATGATCATTCATAAAGGTGAAACTAATTCATTTGGTCATTATCTTTTTTATTATTTTTATAATATTGATGATGAAGATGATTATTGTTTATGTTTTGATGATACTAAAGTTAAATTAGTAAAAAGAGAAAAAATATTAAATGGTAATCTTGATAAAGATGAAACTATTAGATTAGTTTGGTATAGAAAAGTTGATAGAAGAGATAATTCTGATAGTTCATCTAGTGATGATGATAATATTAAAGCACAAGAAGCTTAATCATCTAATTATATATATTATTTTATTATTATAAATATTTATTAAGTACATATGATTATAAATAACTATTTTATATTTAATAATGGTCTATATAAATATAATAATTCATAAAAATTTATATATTTTTTTCATAATTTTTATGAAATTTGGTGAAATATTTTATGTTTTGAATGGGCCTTTTTCGGGGGACTTTTGGGCAATTTTTCTCTCTCCCTCTCTCAGATTTTTTTTTGATAATTTTTTTACATTTTTTTAGATTAAAATTTTATTTATTTTTTAAAACATAGTTTTAATTATATCTATATGTATTTTTATTATCTATTTTTTTTAATTATAATCTTTATAATCTAATAAAAAAATAATAATATAATATTATGTTGAATAATAATCATATGTATAAATATTATATTTTTAAGATTATTATGATGGATATTAAAAAAATATTATTAATATATATGTATTTAATATCTATATTATAATATGTATTTATATTATTTTTATAAGATGTATAAGACTATAATATATTAGTATTATATATAATCATAATTATATATAATCTATATGTATTTTTATTATTTATTTTTTCTTATTTATTTAATAAAATTTTTTTATAATCTATAATACATCTAATATTTATAATATAATTTATAATTTTTAATATAATTTAATATATTATTATAAATATAAATCTAAACTTATATAGATTAATATTATATAAATTATATAATTATGATCTCTAATGTAATTATATTATGATATATAATGATAAATAATAATTAATAATATTATATATTATTAATTATTAGTCGAATATTAATGTATAATTAGTAAATTTAATATAATAATATACTATATGTATTATTATTATATTATATGTATTTATATTATATAATTAGTTGATATTATAACTATATAAATATATATTATATATTTATATCATTTACATCTTGTATTAATAAATTTAAATATGTAAATAAATTATATATAGATTTATTATATTATTAATAATATAATATTAGAATGGATAATAATAAAACATTTATATGTGAAACTTGTAATAAAATATTTAAATTAAAAACAGATTTAAATAGACATATAAATAAAAAAAATAAATGTAGTAAAGATGATATTAAAATAGATGGTAAAAAAGTTTATAAATGTAATAATTGTGATAAAATATTTAAACTTAAACATAATTATGAAGTTCATATTAACAGAAAAACTAAATGCACTAAAGATGATATTGATGATTATAATGAAGAAGATGATGAAATTTTTTATGATCAAGTAACTGGTAAAAAATTAGAAGAAATCTCAAAAGAAGATCTATTAAAGATAATAAAGAGTATGAATAATCAAATAATAAATAATAATATAGATAATAGTATTGATAATAGTATATCAAATGTAACAAATAATACAATAAACAATACAGCTAATGTTAATATAGGTAATATTAATATAGTATCACATGGTAGAGAAGATCTAGGTTTATTAGTAAAAGAAGAAGTTAAAGATATTCTTAATTCTGGTTATAACTGTGTTTATAAATCTGTTATGTATACTTATTTTAATAGTCGTCTACCTCAATTCAGTAATATTAGATATACTAATCCAAAATCCACCTATTGTCAAATATTTGTAGATGGTGAATGGAAATTAGCTAAATTCACTAATGTAGTAGAAGATATCTTAACAAATCATTTTGGAGAAGTTTCTGTCATGTGTACTGATAATGGAGATTTATTTGAATCTAATTTTAGAAAGAATTTAGTGACAGATTTTATAACAGATTATAAGAGATATGTATCATATGATACTGAAGATATATATCCTGATAATTGGAATTTAACTATGAAAAGAGAGAAACAAAAGGAAGTAAGAAATCGTCTAAATAAAAATAGAGATGAAATAAAGACATTAATCTTAAATAAATCAATAGAAATAAAGAAAATAGAAGATATAAGGATACAAAAAGAGAAATTATTAATACAAGAAATAAAAATGAAAAAAAAAATAGCTATTAAGATAAAATAATCTAATGAAAAAAATTATTTTTGATTTTACTTTACTAAACTTAGACGTCTTATTATTTACAAAAAAATTGATAAATAAAAATGATTATATATAATATATAATTGTAATATGATTAAAAATGACTAATAATATTTTAGAATATATAAAAAATAATGATTATGACAATTATAATATATCATTTAATAAGAATGATATATTATATTATATAAATAACTTAGATATCTATATAAGAGATATAAAAAATAAATATATAATAAATCATCTGTTGTATAATATAAGAAAATATTTAGATTATAGGTTATTATATAAAATAATACAATCTAATAATAATGATATAATATTATTTTTATTAAATAATTATTATGAAATAACAGAAGATTTAATAATGATAATATTTAGTGAATTGAAATATGATTTAATAAAATATATAATAAAAAGTAATAATTTCAATCATATATTAAAATATATATTAAAATGTAAAGTTGTGAAATATATTTATTTGATAATCAAAGATATAAATATTAAAAATAATATAACAAATATGAAAATATTAGGAAATTTAATAAAACAACATGTAGATGATGATAATGGAGAATATATAAAATCATGGATATATTATATAAATACACCAGAAGATAAAATAAAACAAGATATATTATATAATCTATTTTATTATTGTATAAAATATAGAAATAATAGATATATTGAATATTATTTAGATAAAATAAATATATATGATAATTCATTATTATGGTATATTATCTATTATAATAGATTAGATATATTAGATAAAATATTATATGTAACTAAGATGAATAAAGAAGAAATGAAAGATATAATATGTAATATATTAGATATAATAATAAATAAAGAGATATTAAATTATCATAATATAAGAGAATTATTATATCATGATAAAATAGATGAATATATACATATAAATTTTTTATGTGGATATTTATGTTATGAAAAATATAAAAATGATATAAAAATAATAAAAAATATAAAAGATGAAATGATAGAAGATAAAGAAATAAAGTTAGAGAATATAAAAAAAAATACAAATAAATATTATCATAATAAATATAATTATATATTAGAATTAGTATTTATAATAAAGAATAAATTATGATGATTAAAATAATAAATTTTGTTTATTTAAGATAAAAAATTATATAATAATTTGATATATTTATGATAAATTATTTAGATTTATATAATAAAAATAATGAAATAAAAATACCAAAAATATTTCATTTTATATGGATTGGACCTAATAAATTACCATTAGAATATCAAAAATATATTAAATCATGGATATATAATCATCCAGATTGGTTAATAAGAATATGGACAGATAAAGATATAAATGAAAAGAATTTTAGTAATATAGAATATATATTAAAAGCGAAAAAATATGCTCAAAAAGCAGATATAATGAGATATGAAATAATATATAATTATGGAGGAGTATATTTAGATATAGATTTTGTATGTTATAAAAATATAGAAGAATTATTAAATGGTGAATTTATAACATGTAATGGAGATTTTGATTGTATAGATAAAAGTGTAATATCTATGTGTTTTTTTGCTAGTACAATAAATAATGAAATATCAAAAAAATTAGTTGATGAAATTAAAAATACAACAATAAATATAAAATCAGTTAATATTGAAACAGGACCATATTATTTTGGTAAAATAGTTAATCAATTTAATGATTTTATAAAATTAGAACCAAGATTATTATATCCTCATACATATAATGAATTTCATAATAATGATAAAAATATTATTGAAAATAAAAAAAAAGCATATGGAGAACATTTATGGTCTAATTCATGGAATAATGATAAAAAATATGAATTATATCAAAAACCAAAATATATTATATATACGTCAAATAATAAAGATATATATGATATGTATATATCTTTAAAAAAATATTATGATGTTTATATAATAATAAATCAATATGATAATTATGAATTGATAAATAATGATATAAAAAATAAATATAATAATATAGAAGAAATAATAGATTATATTAAAATTAACAAAAATGATATTGTTATATTAAATGATATATATAATAAATTTAAAGAATATACAGAAAAATGTTATTTAATATATAATGATAATTATGATATTAATAATTTTGAAAAAATAATATGTTATAATTCATTATGTGCAAAAAAATTAAAGAAAATATATACAAATAAAGAAATATATTATATACCAAAATGTATCAATAATAAAGATATATATCATCAATATCTATATCAATTAGAATTAGATTAAATATCATAATTTTTTTAATAAAAATTTATATAGATATTAAGTGTCTATAATAATATATTATTTTGTTTATTTAAGATAAAAAATAATATAATTATATGATATATATGATAGATAATTTAGATGTTGAATTTTATAAAAATTATTATAAAGATGTAAAAAATTTTTCAAATATACAAATAATAAAACAATATATGAAAATAGGTATGAAAGAAAATAGATATATTAATAAAGAAGATTATAAAAATAGAAGTGGTTTTGATTATATTAATAATAATGATCTAAATGAAATAAATGATAATATAATAAAAAATATACCAGAAATATCTTTAATAATAAATGATAATAAAATAATAAATGATAATAAAATAATAGATGATTATAATAAAATAGATAATATTGATATAAAAAATGAAGAAGAATGTTATATAAAGTCATTAAAGATATGTTTAATAGGTAATATAAAAAATAAAAATATTAAATTATTAATAGATAATTTTATAGATATATATATGTCAGATAATTTAATAATAAGTAGATTAATATTAATAGATGAAAATAAAGAAAATAGTATTAAAAATACAATAATATTTAAAAATATAATAGAATTAGAAGATAGTAATTATGATGAATTATTAAAAAATATGGATTTAATAATAATGATAGATGATATATTAATAAAATTATTAGATTATTGTAATAAAAATAATAAAAAAACATTATTAATTATAAATAATAATAAAATAGAAGAATATAATAAAATATCATTAATACCAACATATTTTTGGTGTAGTGATATTAATGATTATAATAATATAAAATATACAAATAAATTTATATTATCACATTCTATAGGATTAAATAGAGATTATATTTGTTATATGAATTTATTAAAAAGATTAAATAGATTTATTATTGATAAATTTTATTATAAACATTATGGTTATAATTTATCTAGATTATATTATTTTAATAATAATAATTATGATTTTATATCTATGAATAATAAAAATATAGAAACTAAAGATTATATAAATTCATTAGATATAGAAATAGATACAGGATTAATATATACAGAAGATAATGATATGTATTTATTATTAATAATAGATAAAGATAAATTTAATTATAATTTTAATATGATAATAAATAATAAATATTATAATAAAGATAATACATATTTAGATAATGATACACTTATAATTAATATAGATAATTGTGATATAATAAATATTAAAAATATATCATATATTAAAGCTTTACAAATATTAAAATTACCTAAAAATAAAGATTTAATTGTATATGTTGGTAATTTTAAACAACCAGAATGTACAGAATCACATGTATCAAAAGATTTAAAAAATATAAATTATAATTGTATAAATATTCAAGAGAATCATATATATGATTTAAAAATAATAATAAATTTAATAAAAAAATATAATAAAATATTATATTTGTTATATACACGTACATGGGGATATTTAACATTTAATGATCTTGAATATCTTAATTATAATAATATAATATCTGTTAGTTATCATTTAGATTTATATTATCCATTACATAGAAAACATTCAGTAATAGAAGATCCATTTTGGAGTACTAATTATGTATTTATAACAGATTGTGATCCAAAAGCAATTGAATTTTATAAAACAATAAATAAAAATATAATAGAATTATATGCAGGAGTATTTTCAGAAGATACAATATTATATCCATCTAATAAATATATATATGATGTATTATTTGTAGGTTCAGGATCAATAGAAGGAGATTATCATGGTGAATGGGGATATAGAAAAGATTTATTAAAATTTTTATATAATATACCAAATTTTGGTAAATTTGGTAATCCAAATAAAAATATTAGAAATAATGATCTTAATTATATGTATGCAAATAGTAAAATTGTTATAGGAGATTGTATTAATATAAATTTTAAATATGAAAAATATTGGTCAGATAGAGTATATGAAACATTAGGTAGAGGAGGATTTTTAATATTTCCATATATTAAAGGTTTAGAATTAGAATTTCAAGATAAAGTTCATATAGTATATTATCAATATGGTAATTTTAAACAATTAAAAGATTTAATAGATTATTATTTAATTAATGAAGATGAAAGAGAAATCATAAGATTAAATGGATATTTATATTGTAAAAATAATTATACTTATAAAAATAGAATTAGATTTATAAATGATTATTTACAAGTTTAATTTATATATTTTGTTAAAAAATATATAATAAATTTATTTTTTTTATTATATATGATTGATAATTTAGATATTGAATTTTATAAAAATTATTATGAAGATGTTAAAAATCTATCTAATATACAAATAATAAAACAATATATGAAAATAGGAATAAAAGAAAATAGATATATTAATAGAGAAGATTATAAGAATAAAACAGGGCAAAATTATTTTGATAATCTTTCAAATAATAATAATATATCTTCAATAAATAATATTATATTAGATATTAATCTAATTAATGATAATATATTAAAAAATATATCATGTATTAATGTGAATAATACTACAAACACCTTTGTTGATAATTATAATGATATAATAAATTATAAAAATCTTATTAATAATCAAATTATTCAATCTAATAATATATTAAAAGAAATACAGAATATTAAAAAAATATTAATAATATTATCATGTAATAATGATTCATATGATTATATTTCTAATATTAATAAAATATTGGATTATAATAATAATTATTATAATTTATTGATAGTATCATCATTAACAAATAATAATATAGAAAATTATATAAATATATTAAATAAAGATAATATCATATTTATCAAAAAAAATACTACAGAGAATATTATTAAATTTATTAATAAATTAATAATAAAATATAATATATTAGAAGATTATGACTATTTTATATGGTTATTAGATAATAAACATTTTGATATTAATATATTAAAATATATTGATATAGATGTTAAAATAAGTGAAAAAAATGATATTATATTTTTACCAGAAAATAAAAATATTTTTATTATAAATAAAAGATTATATAATATTATAGATGATATAGATGATATTTTAATAAAAATATATTTAATGATAGATAAATATAATATAAAACTAAAAAATATAACAAAAGAAGAATTATATTTAATGATAAATGATAAATATATTAAATTAATATTAAATAAAAAAAAGATTTTATTGTATGATAATGATATATCTAATAATGATTCTAATATTATAAATATATCTAAAAATAATAAAAAAATATTAAAATTAAAACAATATTTAGATTATGAATTATATATTAATAATATATCATTAAAAACTAGATATAGTGGTATATTATATCAAAATAATATTAAATATAATAAATTAGATATTATAATATATGGTAATAATAATAAATATTTAGATGATAATATTATATTATTAAATAATTTAAATAATATAGATGTAAATATTATAATAAATAAAGAATATAGTATAAAAGAAAAAAAAAAAAAAAAATATGAAAATATAATATATTCAAGTGGAGATATAAATAATAGTTTTAATAAAATAAGAAATAATAGTAATTATATATTATTATTAGATTCAAATATATTAATAAAAGATGAAAAAATAATATATAATATGATAAATAATATAACAGAAGATATTAAATGTGTAGGTTATTATGGAGGAATAATAAATAATGAATATTATATTGATGGAAATAATTTAAATGATGATTATGAATATATTATTAATAAAGATAATAAATATATCAAATATAATATATTATTAATTGAATCAAAAATAATAAAAAAAATAAACTTAAGTAATAAATATGATGATGATAATATAAAACAAATAGATTTAAGTTATAAAATAAATAATTATAGTATAATAAAAAAATTAATAGTTGAAGATAATAAAATAAAAATAGATATAATAGATAAAAAGAATAATAAAAATAAAATAATAAAAAATAGTTTATATTTTTTTACAGAATGTATTGACTTTTCTTTAGATAAATCACTAGTATTAAATAATATTATAAAAAAAATGGATTATATTAATTTGGATCATTATGATAAAATATATAATAATAATAATAGAATAAATAATATAATAAATAATAAATTTGAGAATGAATATAAGAAAATATTAGATGATATATTAAAAGAAAATATAGATAATAAAGAAAAGATATTAACAATAAGTAAAATAATATATCCATATACAGGTGGTGGAGAGGAGTGGTTAAGAGATATAACAGAAATATTAGATAATTATTATCATATAGGAATATGTTTTTATGATAGATTAAATGAAAAAAGTTTTAATAAAATAAATATAATAAAAGATAATAAATTTATGATAATACAAATGCCATTAGATTATGAAATATTAATATTAATAATAAAATATATTAAACCAAAATGTATAAATCATCAAGGAGATATGAGATATAATTTATGTATTATTAGTTATTTATTAGATATTAAATTTATTACAGGATATTGTTTTTGGAATGATATTATTGATTTTAAAAATGATAATTGTTTTAATATAAATATGATAAATAAAGATTATAAGAAAGATGATAAATATTATATAATAGATAAATATAGTATTAATTATTGTGTATCAGATTTTATGTATAATATATTAAAAAATAAATTAAATATAGATATACCAATAATATATAGTATAACATGTGAGAATAAATATAAAATAAATAAAAAGAATAATAGATATGTAAGTATATTAAATTCAAATCCATTAAAGGGTGGTCAAGAATTATTATATTTATTAGAAAATTTAGATATTAATATACCAATATTAGCAGTATTAAGTGAATATGATAATAATCATGATAAATTAATTAAACAAGCATTTAATAATAGAAATAATAAAAATAATATTAATATATTATATCATAATAAAATAGATGTTAAATATATATATGAAAATTCTGAAATAATATTAATACCTAGTATAGTAGATGAAACATTTTGTAAGGTTGCATATGAAAGTATGAAAAATAATTTAAAAATTATATCATATAATAATGGTAATTTACAATATTTATTAAATAATTATCCAAATAATTATTTTATTGAATCATCTAATAATTATAATAAATATCAAGATTGGACAAATATGATCAATAATATATATAATAAAGATATAATTAATTATAATTTTAAATTTAATAATGATTATAATGACGATATTTGTTATATAAAAGAAAAATTAATTAATTTAATAAATTCTAATAAAAAATTAATTATTCGAGATACAATAGGAATATTCTGTCCATTTTATGACCAAGGTTTAGGTATTCAAGCTAGAGAATATTATGAATTTTTACAATTATATGGTTATAAAGTAGCTATATTTTCACATAAAGCTTATATTGCTAATCAAGTAGATAAAAATGAATGGAATTATAATAATGTTTATTATAGTAATAATTATAGATATATGATAACATTAAATGAAATAATAGAATTTGTATTTAAATATAATATTAAAATAATAATAATACCTGAGATATGTTCTGATAAAATATTTAATATAATTAATTATTTTAAATTATTAAATGTACAAGTATTGGGAGTAGTTAATATAGAAATATCTAATTATACTAATATGAATAAATATGATATAATTGATATAATAATAGCTAATAATTATAGTTCATATATTATATTAAAGACATTATATGGTAATAAAGTTAAATTATTAGAATTTGATAATTATTATTTTAATAAACATATTTCAAAACCTATTAAATTAAATACTACTATTAAATTTATTACATTAGGTGGTTTAAATTCATATATTAGAAAAAATATACATCATACATATGATATTTTTAAAAAATTAGAAAAAGAAACTGAATATGATTTTAAATTAAATATATATATACAAGGTGATGATGGTATAATGAATGTTAATATGAATAAAACAGATAAAATAGATATATATTATAATAATTATTCTTATAAACAAATTATTGATATAATAAGAGATAATCATATATATATACATTTAGGTGATCATGAAGGATTAGGTTTAGGATTTTATGAAGCATTAAATAATAATTTACCAGTTATAACTTTAGATACTTATCCTAATTGTGAATATATTGTTCATGAAAATAATGGATTTATTATTAATTCATCTTTTATTCCAATGAATGATAATCATTATGGTATTGTTAATAAAGGTTTATTAGATTTAAATGATTATTATAATTTATTATTAAAAATATTACATCCTAATTATAGATTAAATTTAATTAATATTATTAATAAAAATAAACATATTCATAATAATTATAAAAATAATTTTATAAATATATTAAATTAAAAATCATATCTTGATATTTTAAAATTTGAATGTAATATATAATCTATATTGTTATATAATAAATAATATCTTAGATTCTCTTCTGACATAAATAACCATTTATCATAATATATTTTATCATATATATAATTTTGTATTAATTTATTATATATATTATTATCATCTATATTTATATCTTTAAAATTATTAATAAGATTATATTCAAAATTATTATCTAATAAATATGATGGTATAAATGGATATTTTAATCCTAAATTTGATTCAATATCTATATTATATTCATTACCTACACTTATAATATCTGGCATTAATATTAATTTATTATCAATATTATTATAATCAATAATAATTTTATCATATTTAAAATTGATATCAAATCTAGTTCTAATAATATAATCATATGAAATATTATTATTAATTTGATATTGTTTTCTAATATTATTTAAGAAATATCTTCTATACCATAATTTAGTCACAAAATCATTAATTGTATAATTTATATTTGTTATATTTTTAAATTTTTCATATAAATTATAATATTTTTTATTTAGTCCATCTTCTATTATATAATTATATGGATAGTTTGATACATAATCTAATATTTTTATATTATCACCTAATATTTCTTTTAATTCATTTATTTTAGTTTTGAAATCTTTATTTAATATTTTAAAATTATCATCTAATTCTTTATCATCTATTAATAAAAAAAAATCAAAAGAATGATTATTATTATTATAATCAATATAATAAAGAATATCATTAATACATTCATTAAAATTTCTCAATGAACCATATATTTGAATAGCAATTCTCATTATAATTATATATAATAAATTATAATTTAAATTTTAGATAAATTATCTTCTATTTATTATATTTCCAAGTGTCATTGAAGATATTTGTTGTTTTGGTTTAGTAGTTATTTGTTGATTTACTTGTCCTATATATGGTAGAGATTGAATATTTTTTTCATTTAATTTATTTACTAATTTTGTTAAATCATCTAATATATTTTTTATTATTTTATTCGATTCATCTAATTTCTCATTTAAACTTTTATTAGATTTTTTATAATTATCTATTATTTCTTTTAATTGATTTTTAATATTATCATTTTTAATATTATTTATAATATTATCAATTTCATTAAAAATATTATCATTATTACCTCCAAATAATTCTATTTTATATAATTTAAATTTTTTAATCATATATAATTATAATAAAAATAAAATAATTATCTAATAATAAAATTATAATTATAATTATAATAAAAATAAAATAATTATCTAATAATAAAATTATAATTATAATAAATGAGTGAATTTGGAGATATTATGAAAACAATAGGTAAATATAAAATATATATATTTTTATTTTTTATGATTTTAATAGGTATATTTGTATTATTTTTATCTATTCAATCATTTAAATTTGATGATTCTAAATTATATTCTTATAAAGCTAAAATTACAGATGTTTCATGTAGAGAACAAATTAATAATACATATAATTCATCTAGAATATCATTTGGATGTAATTTAACATTAGAATTTGAAACAAATGATAATAAAAAAATTACTAAAAAATATTATAAAAAAGAAAGTAATATTAAATATGAAAAAGATGATCAAATAGATATTTTTTATAATCATAATAATGAAGAAATATTAGAATCAAATCCAAAAAATTATAGATATATATATTTAATAATATCAATAATATGTTTATTTTTAGCAGGAATAGTATATAAATATCGTAATGATGAATCATTAAGATATATTTTTGGATTAAATACATTATTTAATAAATAATTATAATTTTTTCTAATAATATATATGTCAATAAAAGAAATAAATTAACTTTTAGTTCTTTTGGTGATAATAATATAAAAATAGATGATAATGGTGGTAAACTTTATAAATTATCTAATTCTAATTATTATACTAATTTATAAGTTAAATCTAGTACAGAAATAGATAAAATGATTATAGATGATAAATAATATGATGATAAATAATATGATGATAATAGTGGTGGTTCATATATATTATTATGTTGTAATAGTGGTAAAATTACTAGTATTTATGATATTATGTGTACTCAATAATTTATTATATTATTTATTTTTATCTATTATATAAATATATAAAAATGAATAAAGATACTTTTTTATATTTATTATTATTTATTATATTATTTTATTATTTATGTAATTGTTGTGAACATAATATAGAAGATTTTAAAGGTTGTTATAGAAATTCAAGTAATACTTTAAAATGTAAATATGAACCACAAGGTTGTGATTATTATACATGTACTAAAAGTTCTATGGTTTCTCATATGAAAAAATGTTTTTATAGATATGCAGTAAAACATAATATTAAAACAGCATATGGTAATAATGATAATAATAATGTTAATAATGCAAATTATGGTTCTTATGGAGGTTATAATGGTGGATATTTTGAATTCACATGTGATGATGATGGTAAATCATATATTAATAAAATGACAATAAATGCAGGTAGTAGAATTGATGGTTTAAATGTAACATGTACTAATGGTAAAACTAAAAAAGTAGGTGGAAATGGTGGTAAACCATATAATATTCAAGATTCAAATGGTTATAATAAAATTATAGTAAGATCAGGTGATGAAATTGATAGTTTAAAAATTGGAAATGATTCATATGGTGGTAATGGTGGTGGTGGTCCATATACATTAGGATGTACAACAGGTAATAAAATAACTGGTATATATGGTAGATCTGGTGCAAGATTAGATAATTTAGGTATTATGTGTAGTAACAATTAAAAATAATGATGGAATTATTTATTATAAAATTATTAGTTATTATAATAAAAGCTATGTGTAAATCATAAATTAAATATTTATTATATATCATTTTAATCAATTATTATAATGATATCTACATACAGCTATATAATGATCATATGATCCTACTAATATTTGATCTGTATTATTTATTATTATTTTTTTAGAAAATATAGCAGGTGTTCCATTTGAACATATTTTACACAATGATGTACAATATTCTATATTATCACAATGTGGAATTAAATTATTAATATCACCAAATTGTTCTCTATTTGAATCTCCATTTAAACCACTAATTATTACTATTTTATTATCTATATCTATCATTTGTTTTATTGGTTCTATTAATATTGGAAAAAATTGTCCTTCTTCTATTATTATTACATCTGTTTTATTATATTCTAAATGATCAAAAATTTTATATACATCATCTATACATATACAAGGTTCTTTATCTAAATTATGAGAACAAATAAAATCAGTATCATATCTAGTATCAATATTATGTTTGAATATTAAAAATTTTTTATTAATTATCTTAAATTTACGTGCATAATTAATTAATCTAGTAGATTTACCAGAATACATAGGTCCAATAATTAATGTTAAATGTCCAACTGATTTATCACTAAACATCCTTATTAATATATATTTATTATATATTATTTGTTTATCTTACTATTATTTATTTTATCAATTTTTTTATCTTGCGAACGAAGTGAGTAAGATAAAACTAATTGGTATGAGGATTTTAATATGGTTTTATTTATAAAACCATATTAAAAGACCAGGCTCAAGCCGGGAGAGTTTTTAAAGCGCTTCACTTCATAAATTTATTTTAAATACGAATCTAGTGTAGAAAAACAGACTTAGGTCTGTTTTTCACTGTACGATGAGTTATAACTCTTCTGGCTTAAGACACTATGATCAATTTTTTAATAATAACAGAATATTAAAAAATTTGATAAAATAATATATTAGTATATATTTAAATATAATAATATAAATAAAGTTATTTAAAGATTATCTTTATATAGAAAAATAAGTAGTATATAAAAGCTATATATAAAAATGGAAGAATTTGAAGATAATAGAAATGTTTATATAGATATAGAAGATAAAAAAGAGAATTTAAGAGAGGATATGATACAATATGTTCCATTAGATTTATATGAGAAAGATATATTACCAAAAAATGTATTAATATCAACAATGACAATAACAGGATATTTAGGAACAAGTTTTAATATGGATAATATAGAGAAATATATGATATTAGATAAAGAAGATATAATAGCGATAAAATCAGCAAATAGTATAAATAAATTACCAGAATATACATTAAAATCGAAATCAGCAAATAAGAATTCAAAAAAGAATTTTTATAATCAATTAACAACGATAGTTAAAATAAATGAAGAGAAATATATGAATATAAAATTATTTAAAAATAGTTCAATTCAAATAACAGGATGTAAATCATTAGATGATTGTAATATTGGATTAAATAAAATAATTAAAAGATTAAAAGAAATATATAGTTATATAGATGAAGAAGGAAATTTTGTAGATATTAAATTTGTAGAAAATATAGAAGATATAAAAATATCAAGAATGAAAATAGTTATGATAAATAGTAATTTTACAATAAATTATTGTATTAATAGAGAAATATTATATAATATATTAAGAAACGAACATGTTAATTGTAGATATAATCCATCATCACATGCTTGTGTTAATATAAAATATAAATCATCAAATGATCATAAAGTATCAATATTTGTATTTCAAACAGGAAAGATAATAATAACAGGTGCAAAAAATCTCTTACATATAAAAGAGGCATATAATTATATTTATACATTTTTACAAAAAAATAAAAATAAGATAATTAAAAAAGATATATCAAAATTATTATCAAATAATGATTATTTAGAAATTAAAAATAGTATATATAATGTCACAGACAACTTAGGTGAAAAAATTAATGAAGAATTAGAAATGAATGAATAAAAATCATATATATGATAAATTTGATTAAATTATATAATAATAATATAATTTAATTTAATTATTTATTTGTTTATTGAATAGAATCTATTAAAGCTTTTCCTGATAAATTATTTAACATATAATTAGTATTATCATCTTGTTTTTTATTTATAATATATTTATGAGCAGTATTTATAAGAGGATTAGTTTCAAGAGCAGATATTAATTTATTAGTTAATCTATCATCGACATAATTTAAATTTTTAAAATCAGAAGATTTCCAATAATCTCTATTATCTAATATTAAACCAGCACCATTAAAACCACCAGTTTCCATTCTTGAATGAAAAGGAGTATTTTTTAATTCAACATTTAACATTGATTTATTATTTATAAAAGTTGGACCACCTTGAGTAGGAGTTCTACCTTGTGCAATAATTTCTTTAGATAAATTTTGATTCATATTTCTAGCATCCATTTCACTAATAACTTCATTAGGTCCACTCATACCAGCTAAATAATTTTTTAAAGTAATAAATTCTCTTTGAGTAGGATCAATATGAGCATTATTAATAATAGATTCAATATTTTTATTAGCAGGATTAATATGATTAGTTTCACCAGTAGTTTGTCTAATAGTAGGATTAGCAATATCAGTATAATCTTTTAAATAAGTTTGAGGATTTTTAAAAGTAGCAATATTAAATTCTTCAAAAACATTTTGTTTAATAGTAGGTCTCATTAAATCATTAAAATCGAAAGCAGGAGTAGTTTGAAATTGTGAAGTATTAATATGAGTATTTTGATTTTGTATAACATTAATTTCTTTTAATGAATTTTTAGGTTTATCTTGTAAATGAGTTGTATGTGTTAAATGATTAGATTGAAGATTTAAATTATTTTCAATCATAGATAATACTTCTTTAGTAGTAGGTTTAGCAGTATCAGTTAAATTAGAATAAATAGCACCATTATGTGATTTTAAATTATTATTAAATTCTTGTAATGTTAGAATTTGTTTTAATGTTATTTTTGCTTCATCTGATAAATTTGCTATATTTGCCATATTTATACTACCTATATTTGGTCTACTTGTACCATCTAATTCAGTAATAATTTGTCTAATAGTAGTTCTAGCATTATCATTTAAATTACTATAAGAAGTAGTAACATTAGTTAAAAAATTATTAAATTGTTGTTGAGTAGTTTGTTTAATAGTATTTTTAGCGACATCATTAAATTGAGTATATAAACCATTATTATTATTATTAATATTAGTATTAAATTGTTGTTGAGATAATGTTTGTTTAATAGTATTTTTAGCTTGATCAGGCATATTAGAATATATAGATTTAAAATTAGAATTAGGATATAAATTAACAGGAATAGTATTTAAAGATTCTTTAATAGTATTTTTAGCAATATCATTAAAATGTGTTGTAGTATTATGATTTAAAGAAGATAAATTAGTATTTAATTGAGTATTAGTTAAACTTTGTCTATTAGTAATTTTAACAGGATCAGATAATTCAGTATAATTTGCTTTCATCATTGAATTAGTATTTTTATTATATTCAATATTACAATATGATTCTCTAATAGTAGATTTTGCTTGATCATTTAAATTAGTATAACCAATATTATTATTTTTATATGATAAATTAGTATTTAATGGTTGATTATCTATTTGTCTAATAGTAGATTTTGCTTGATCATTTAAATTAGTATAACCAATATTATTATTTCTATATGAAAAATTAGTATTTAATGGTTGATTATCAATTTGTCTAATTGTTGATTTCATTTCATAATCATTACTAAAAGCAATACCATTTTGTTGATTATTACCTGTATAACCATTATTTTCATATAATAATGTTTGTTTAATTGTTTCTCTTGGTAGATCATTATAATCTATTGCTATTGTATTTGAATTATAAAATTTATTACCTATATTCATATTTGGATTATTAGTTGAATGTCTTTGATTATCTAATATTGTTATACTTTTTTCGTTTGGATTATATTTATTAGTAAATGTTAAATTACCTCTTTCTTCAAATAATTGAGATTTGGTTAATGGATCATTAAATTTACCTACTGTTTGTTGATTTGTTATAACATTATTATAATAACCTAATGGACCAAATACTTCCATCTTTTGTTGTCTATTATTTTCTTTAATATCAAAATTATCTGGTGTTTTTTGAGTTTTTACTATTGAACCTGTTGGTACATATTCTGATGTTTTCACTTCTTTTGTTGTTTCTGGTTTTCTTTTTATAAATGGAGCTGTTACAGATCTTTTTTCACCTTTTTTTCCTTCTAATACTGGTTGAGTATATGATAATTTAGGTTTATCACTTGGTCTTAATTCATCAGTAGTTTTCAAATTAGGTCTAAATTGATCAAAGAAACCTTGAGTACCAATTTCATCAGATTTTAAATTTAATCCAGGAGTAACTTGAATAGGTTCAAATGGTCTTTCATTTTGTTTAATTAAAGAGGGTATATATCTAGTTCTTTGTTGATCAGTAACATTAGGAACACCATTAACAAAAGAAGTATCTTTATTAATTTGTGGTTCAAAAAATGGTTCAATTTCTTTTTTTTGAAAATAATATCTTGATGAACCAGTATATCTATCTATTAATACTTCATTTTTATTATTATTAATATCATCTAATATTTTATCACGTTGAGAAGTAAAAGGTTGCATATTATTATGAGTGAAATGTTCTTTATCAATAACTCCATATGTCATATCAGTTTCTTGATCAAATGGTGAGAATTTATTATTAAAAGCAAGAGATCTTTCGATATTTAACATTTTAGATCTATCAGTTTTATAAGATTCATTAATAGAAACAGGTTGATCATTATTATCAAAAGTTAATGGATCAAATTGAGAAGTATAAGTTTCTTTATTATTATCATATTTTAATAATTCATTAGTAGTAGTACCCATAACTAATTCATTAGATTTATCGATAATATTAAAATGTTTAAGATTATTATAATTAGGAGGTATGACATTAGTTGTAGCTGGATTTTTAGATTTATTTTTACGATCAATAGCTTTATTTTGAATATTATTAGATAAATTTTTAATAATTTTAGAATTATAAATATTATCTTGATCATTTGATAAAATATTATTCATAGATTTAGATCTTTTTAAAGATTTATTATTATCATTATTAGAATTATTATTAATATAAGTACCTAAGATACCTAATCCAATTAATATACCATATTCCATTATGTTTTATTATTACTTATAAAATAATTTAATATTTTTTATATAATAAATTAATTTATATAATAAAATTGAATCTTATAATAAAATTTATTGATTTCTTCTAATAGAATCTTTTAATTTTAATTTAGTATTAACACCAAATCTACTATCACCAGTTTGTTCAGTACCATTCATACCATAATAAATATTATTTTGTGGCTCAACTATTGGAAAATCATATCTATTAATATATACTGATCTTAAATCATTCGTTGGTATATCTAATCTTGAATATTTATAATTTAAATTATCATGACATAAATTTCTACTATAATTATCATTTTTTGTAACTTCTTTTAATCTATTATTTTTAGCCATCATAGTATTTGTATCTACACATTTAGAATTAGGTATATCTAAATTCATTAAATATCCTTCTAATTCTACTCTTTTAACATGATCACCAACAGGTAATTCACCAGTATTACGTTTAGCATTAGCAGAAGGTCCAAATTCAGAATAACATTTAGCAGGACTTTCACCATATAATTCAAACATTCTATATAAACCAGGATTAGTTTGTTGATGTACAAATTCATTACTATAACAATCATCATAATGTTGTCTTGCAAAAATTCCGGACATATTAAAAATATTATATATATAATAACAAGATAATTTATTTTTTTAATATATTATTTTATTCTATCTTTTCATTAAATTATTTATTTAATTATTGTATATATTTTTTATCAATTAAAAAATTTTTTAATTTAGTATCATATTTTTTAGTATATTCTATGAATTTTAATAATAAATCTTTAATAGTATTAATCTTTTTTATATAATCTTGATTTGTTAAATATTTTAATAAATATTCACAATTATTATAATATAGTGCTATATGAGTTATTATTTTAGGATAATCAATATTACTAAAATAATTATATAATATATCATTATCATATTTATTATTTATTTTTTCATATAATAATTTTAATACTTTATTATAATAATTATATAAATATTCATCTAATAAATATAATCTTATTTCATTATCTGTTATATTATATAATTTTGCTATATCTGTACTAGCACCAGAATAATATTGAGGAAAACCATACCACATCCAATGTTTTTGTTTTATATTATTATTTAGATCATTCAATATAGTATCTTTTTCATATATAATTATTTGTGTAAATCTAGTAATATCTTTATTTTTTATAATAATATCATCATCTAATTTATGAATATTACATATAATTGATTTTAATATATTATGATCATCATTATTATTATCATATTCATTTATATTTTTAATATTTAATTTATTTAAATAATACTTATATAATTCAATTTTATTAGTTTTATCATCTATTTTTTTATCATAAAATATAATATCATCTTTATTAGAATAATTTAAATAATTTATTTTAATAGAAGGAATTTTGTTTAATAATATAATTTTAGTAATATATTGATTAGCAATATTATATATTATATCATCATAAAAATATAAATTTAATGTAAATTTTTTTATATCAAAATTTAATTCATCTATTGCTCTAACTATTGAATATAATGTAATAAATGGATCTAAATGTGGAATATTAGAATTAACTTTTTTATATGTATTAAATGGTTCACCATATATAGCTGCTGATAATGGAACAAAATTAATTATATTTAATTTATTAACAACTAATATTTTATTTAAATAACTTTTATATGATAAAATTAATAATTTTATAGCTTCATCTAATGTTTTATTATTAAATTGTGGTGAATGTGTATGAAATATAATTATATTACCTTCTTTATTAAACATTACATAATCACCATTAATTGAATTATTTCTTGCAACATCTGTTTCTGTTGGTTTAATAGTTTTCATATAAGTATTATCAAATTTAAATTTATTATAAATAGCACCAGATGCACCAGAACCACTTGGATTATCAAATTTATCATTTATAATATTATTAACAGCAGAACCAGCAGGATCTTGTAAAGCACCTTTTACACAATTTTGTATACCATTATTAATTAAATTAATTTTCATAAATATATCATAATATTGACTTAAACCACTACATAATAAATTATAATTATAATTCATTATTTCATTATGTTTTATTTTTTTATTTTCTGGTATTTCAAAACTCATTATTTATAATAAATATATATTAGAAATTTCTAAATTTATTCACAATATAAGGTTGAACAATATGATAATAAATAATAAAAGATAAAGAAGATAAAACAACTTTACCAATAATAGAATCAGTAAAATTATCAATATTATCATATTCAATTAATTTAATTTGTTTATTAGAATTAAATAATAGATTAGTAAAAATAATAGGAAAGATATCAATAGTAATTTGTTTAAAGATATCATGTTTTAATGAAGAGATAAATTTATAATTATTATTATCAGAATATTCACCAATATCTGCTTCATTTTTTGATAATTTTATATTATTATTATAAATATCAAAAATAATTTTAATGACAAGTGCAATAAAAATATATTTAATGAAATTATTCACCGAAGATATCTTTGGCATAAACTATATATTATTATAGTAGAAAAATATATAATTTATTTAAAATAAAAATAATTTAAAAACCTGGATTATTATGTTGTTTCATATTAGTTGGAACAATAGTTCTATCACATAAATAAGGATTAACTACAACATTATTTGATAAATCATTATGTTGATATTTACCATTTGCACATCTAGTAGTTTGTCTAGTATATAATTTTAAATCAGCTTCAATATCAACTAATTTTTTTGCATAATGATCATTAATATTATTAATATTAGCATTAGAATTAACATTACAAGGTTTACAACCCATTTTTTGTTTTTCATCAGTATTACATGGTAATAAAGTTGAAGTTGAGTTATTAGCATTTTCAAATTTATGATTAAAGACTTGATACATACCAGGTTGTACTGACATATTAATTTGTTGTTCGTTATTACAACTATCATATAAAGTTCTACCCCAAATTGATGACATATTTAATTATCTAATATATAATAGTTTAGATTTTTTATAATATTATATTTATACTTTTAAAATAAAAATTTTTATAATATTTTAAACTATCAATAATTATTTTAAACTTTTTTTATTTAAATATCTGGTATCTTTACCTCCTCTATCTATATTATCTTCTATATAATTACTATATAATAAATTACCATTAGTTTGAAAATTTCTATTATCATAAATAATACTTCTAGGATTAGTATTTTGTTCTAATTGTCTTGTATATAAACCATAATTATCTGGATATGATTGATCACCAAAACCTCTACCAACCATATTTTGTGGATTTAAATATTTAGAAGTATCTAATGGAATTCTTTTAATATTTTGTGTCATATAGGTATTATTATCAAATACTTTACTGTCTGTAATTAATTTATCACCGAAGGTGCCTTTGGTAGGTATCATTTTTGAATAATCCATATTAAAACGTAATTGATATGATATATCTAAATTATATTTATCTGGTTTTAATAATTCTTCATCATTTCTTTCCATATCTTTATCTGAATATTTCACTTTCTCATTATTATAATTTTTTTTTTGATTTAATTCATCTGTTATATAAGTATTATAAAAATCATCTAATGTTGTATAATTATTTTTATTCATTTATTAGATTAATATATTAACTCATCATATTTTTTATTTTAAATCTATATTAAATTTATTTATTATATTATTTATGATATCTAAAATCATCATATGATCTACACATCATACTATCAACTTTACAATTATTTTCATTAAAATCATATAAAAAATCTTTAAAATTTTTACTATTATTAGGATATTGAGTATTTAATTTAATATATTTTTTTTTATTTGTTCTTCTATCTAATAAATCCATTGAATCACTATATAAATTATATGTTAAATTATCTTCTATTAATTTTTCTGTATTTATATTTTCATTACATGTATTCATATCTAATTCTTTATTATCCATTGTATTTAAAATATTACTTAATGGATTATTAATAGTAGATTTTCTACATGTTCCGGGTTTAAAATTTTTAATTTGATCTCTATATATAATATTTTTAATATAATTATTTTGTTTATCTTCAATTAATAATAGACATATGAATAAAATAATTAATAAGAAAAATAATGTTAATTTCAATATATATTTATCACTTATAAATAAAATAATAATAAATGAATATAATAAAAATCTAAATATTGAATATATATTCTTATCTAATAATCTTTTATTTATTGGAAAAAAATCATCATAATCATTTATTATGTTATCTATAACTATTTTAGTATTATTCATTTCAATATATATTATAATATATTAAAATAATTTTATTAAATTATTCATTTTAATGATTATTTACATTATGAACATTTATTATGAATCTTTTATTATATTATTAAACATTAAATATCATTATTACATCTAATTAAAATATAAATTAACATCATAAATATTATATTATTAAATAATAAATAATATAATATATGTTATATAAAATTAAAAAAAGAAAAACTTTAATTTATATTTTAGTAAGTAATCTAGTATAATTTTATTATTATATTTAAACTTGTAAATTACTATAAAATTCTTCTAATTCTTTTTGTTTTACTTATATTTCTTCTTTTGTTAATTCTTTTTTAGAAGATAATAAATCTGTTATCATATTTATTGGATTAAATCCACTACCACCAGTTAAATTATTTAATAAATTATTTGTTTCACCAGATGTATTATTAGATATTGCATTACCTACTAAACTTTTAGCAGTTTCGAAACCTTTCATTAAATTATCTTTATCTTCAGTTTTAAGATTTTTAGTAAGATTATTAATCATATCCATTGGATTAAATTTTCCATCTTTTAAAGTATCTCCCATTAAATTATTTATTTCTTTTAATTTTGGATCTTCTTGAACTGATTTTAATAAATCTTCAGGTTTAGCATCTAATTTATTATCCATACCTTTAAATTCATCTTCAACTTTTTGAGGATTTTGAACTAAATCAACAATACCAGTGAATACATCAGTTAAAGAGAATTCTTTATTTTGTAATTTAGTTTGATAATCATTAGTTAATTCTTTAGTTAATTCAAAAATATCACCAATACCGAATTTATCTTTTGTATTTAATTTATTCTTTAAATCACCTAATAAATTATCTATAACATTATTTGATTTTTTTAAATTATTTTGTTTAGTAGATACTAAAACTAATGAATCATTTACAATATCATTACCATCATCATCTTTACCAAATTGAAATTTTTCAATAGATTTAAATAATTGTTTAGAAATATGTTTATCACCATTATTAACCATAGTATTTAATAAAACAATTAAATGAAGATTATCCCAGAAGATATCATTTTTTTTAATAGTTTTAATATAATCTTTAATAGATAAGAATAATTTATCATTATCATTATAATTATCTAATAAATCTTGAACTCTTTTTTTAAATTTTTTAAATAATTTATCATCATTAGTGATATAATGAGTAAAATCATTACACCATTTAAGTTTAGTTTCAATATCATTAGAAGAATTATCTAATTTTAATAAAATATGAATTTCATCATATTTTTTAATCATATCATTAAAATGTTCGATAGGAAAAGTTTTATCAATATTTTTTGGTTCATTATTAGTATTCATTATAATAAGATATATATATGAATAATATAATTATATACTTTAAATTAATTTAAATAAATAATAAAAATCATTTATATAACAATATTTTTATAAATAAACTATTAATTAAAATATTATATAAAGATAATTAATTTTGTATATTAGTTACAGAAATATTATTATTATTATTATATTGATTCATCATATTTCTAATTTCAATATATTTTTGTATTTGATTATTTAAAGTATTACCTATTTTTTTATCTGTTATTTTATAATCTTTATCTATATTATTTGTTATTGGTACATCTGTTGTTAATTTATTATATAAAGCTAATTTATTTTTTTCACTAGATGTATCATCTTTATTATCATTAACATCAGTAAATCTATCAGTTATTCTATTAGCATCTTTATTATTATTAGCTAAATGATCGATATCAGATTTAATATTAGGATCAATAATGGTATTAGAATAATTAATATTATTCGTAATTTGATGAAAATATTTTTTATTTTTAACCCATTCAAATGCCGCTTTTCCTACTAATTGACTTTTTATTTCTTTTGTTATTATTGTTGGTACTTTTTGTATTCCAAATAATTTATCTCTATTTTTTGGATCATCTACATCAATTTTAATAAATTTATCATCTAAATATTCATTAGAAATAATTTGTAATAAATTAATAGAGAAAATACATTTATTACTATAAAAGAGAAAATACATTATGATATATAATAAAATATTTTATTTATTTATTTATTTTCTTACGCTATTAATTTTTTTATTATATTATTATATATTAGTTTTTATATAATGGATTATAATATTAAAGATGCTTTTTTGAAATTAAATAAAAAATTTATATTACTTGTTACTCATACATCTGGTATTAAAATTGAATCAATAGTAAATTTATTATCTAATGATCTAACTTTAAAAACAATCATTTCATATGATACTGATTTTTCTATTATTAATAATAAAATTAATACTATATTAGAGGATGATAAAAATAAAATGAAATTATCTCCTGTTTATTTAGGTTCATCTATTGCTATAATAGGAACATCATTTCCAACTAATTTAATAAAATTTAATGTAGATTTACATATACATATTTCAATATCAAAAACAAAATATTTAGCTATATATCCAGAAAAAACAAAAGATGATTATGATAATTTATCTAAATTAATATCTAATGATAAAATTAATAAATATTTTAATATTAAAGATAATAATATAACAGAAGATAATCAATTAGATGAATCAAAATTAGATGAAGTATTTAATTATATAATAGATTTTTATGAGAAAAGTGTATATAAAACAAAATATGAAATGTATGCAACAAAAAATATAAAATCATTAGATAATTTAGAATTAAGTGATATTAAAGATACAGATAGTGATAAATTAAAAGATTCAGATAGTGATAAAATAAGTAATATTGATATAAATATTAATAATAGTGATAATGATAGTGATAATGAAAATTTATTAGAATCATTAGATAGTGATTTTTCAAATTTAGATAAAATAGAAATGAATAAAGATTCAATTATTATACCTAAAAAATTATTAAAAAAATTAAAAAAAAAACATAAAAAATTATCATCAAGTGAATTAATAATACCAATATTAGATAGATTAAAAAAATCTAATAAAGATTATAATATTATAAATACAAGTGATAATATTGATATTAATAAAGATATTGTAAAAATATCTAAAAAATCATTTGATAAATTAAAAAAAATAGAATCACAATATCCATTTATTCCTAATAATAATATAAAATTATCACCATATAAAAAAATATTTTATGAGAATCATATGATTAGATTAAAAGGTATGGAAATAAAAAATCACAGAATATTAGGTAAAAATATTATTGAAAGAACTAGAATATTAAATCTAATATAATAAAAAAATATTTATATGATAAATTATTATATGATATGATTGTATGAAATATATTATTGAACAAGTATTATCAAGTATTAAAAAAATTGATAAATAAAATATATAAATAAATAATTTAGATATAATATAAATATATAACATTATAACATAATAAAAGAAATGAGTATCAAGATAAGTGATATTAAAATAATAGATAAAACTAAAAAAGATTATAATAATAGAATTGAATTTGTATTATCAGGAGATGATATAAATTATAATATTATTAATACATTGAGAAGAGGTATTGAAGAATATATTCCATCATATGCATTTGATCTAAAAAATATGATAATAAAACATAATACAAGTATATTTAATAATGATTATATGAGATTAAGATTAAGTTTAGTACCAGTATTAGGAGTTAAAAATGATATAAGTAATATTGAAAAAGTATTAAATTTAGAAGCAGAGACGAATAAAACAATATTTGATAAGAAATTAGAAAATGTAGAAGTATTAAAACAAATGGAAGATAAACAATTAAAAGAGAGAGCTAACAATTTAACTTTAATTGTAAATAAAACTATTAATAATAGTAATAAAATAATGAATATAACAACAGATAATGCTATTTTTAGATATAATACTAAAATAATACCATCACCTTATAATCCACCATTATTATTAATAAAATTAAAACCAGGGCAAGAATTTTCATGTGAATGTTATTCATCATTAGATATACCATTAAGAAATGCAATATATTTACCATGTTCTATTTGTTCATATGAAGAAAATGATATTAATAATTTCTTATTTAAATTAGAATCATTGGGTCAATTGACAGAAAAAGATTTATTAATGAGATCATGTTTAATTATCATTAATAAATTAAAAATATTAAAAGATGTTATATATGATAAAATAAAAAATTATAAATCTGAAACTATTAAAGATATATATAATTTAGATAATAAAACTAATTCATTAAATGATGAATTAGATATTCATTTAATTAATGGTATAATTAAATTAGAACATGAATCTCATACAATGGGACCATTAATTACAAGATATTTACAAGAAGATAAACATATATTATTTGCTGGTTATAAAGTAGAACAATTATTAGTTAAAGAATTAAAAATCACTTATAAAACTGATGGTAAAAATATATTAGATATTTTTAATAATATTTTTGATAAAATAATCAAAATATATAATCAATTATTTAAACAATTTGAAACAATCAAATAATGATCTATATATAAATTATAGTAATTTTATAATAAAATTAATATAATTTAATTTAATTTAATTTAATAAAAAAAATATGAATCAATAAATCATTCAATTAATTTATTATTAATCATTATCTAATGATAATTATTATTAATCATTATCAAATGGTAATTATTGAATTTATTAAGATAATTATTAAATTTATTTATTAGGAACATTTTTAACAATATTATTAAATTGTTCATTATATAATGATAAAATATTTTTAGAATTAACCATATCATAAGTTCTTTCTTTTTTATTATTTGAAAAATATGGTAATTTATTAGTATTACATAATTTTTGTAAGAAATCTACATCTAAATTGAATATATCTTGTAATAATCTTACAATTTCATTAGCATCAGTATAATTAGGATTATGTAAATGTCTAATAATATCATCTTTAGATAAATCAGTAGTAGTATAAATATTTTTATTAGCATGATAAATGACTAATTTTTGTAATTTAAAAAGTTGATATTTAAGAATTTTAGCATTATTAATGGATGTATAATCATCATTATTAATTTTTTCATATCTTTTATTATTTTTATCAAATTTAGTGAAATGTTTATAAATACTATATAAAATATTTGAAATAAAAGCAAATAAACCATTTAATTGAGTAGTAATCATAGCTCTATTATCTTGATATTTAATGATTTCTAAATAATATCTAATTTTATTATTTTGATATGTAGTAATACAATTTTCCATAAAAGTATTACTATGTGGAATTACACTAGATAAATTTTTATAAGCTAATGAATGTAATTTATAATATTCCATTAAATTTTCATTATTTTCATCTTCTTTAACTATTCTTTTAACAATGATACCTTGTGCTGAAGTTTTATAATCATTACTAATCATATTATAATCTAATAAAGGTTTAATATAATTAATTAATGAAGTTTCATCATCAAAATCATAAATAATATTATATGTGATAAAATCTAAATTAGATAATGGTTTAGTTGTTATATCTAAAATTTCACTTGATTCTAAATTTCTATTTAAAATATTAACTAATAATCCTGGTGATTTTTTATCATCATTTTGAGTATGATTATAACTTGATCTATAATCAACTAAATAACTAGAATTAAAATGAATCATAACAAAACTATATGAAATATTTTTATCTAATAATTCAGTAAATTTATCTCTATTATATCCATAAAATTCTAAAATTGAATCTAATTGTTTACCATGAGATAATTGAGAAGAATAAATAGAATCATCAATATTCCAACATCTAGTAGTAATAAAATGCCATTTATCAGCATAATGAAAAACAGTAATAACAGGACCTTCAATACTTTGCCATACTTTATATTTATATTTATTATTTTCCACATTTTTAATAAATATATCATGATTAAAATTATCTCTTATATCATCATTAATTGTTGGATAATTATAGATAAAAGGTTTTAATTCATCATTATCTTGATTTTTTTTATAAATAACAGAATGTAATTGTTTATATAATTGATTATTTAAATGAGTATTCCAACGATTATTAACTAAATATAAATCATAATCATTATGTTTTTTAACTCTAACTAAATGATTAAATTTATTATATAAAGTGATTCTAATATTTTCAGTTGTTAAATTTAATGAATTAAAATTTAAATTATTCATATTAATTGAATTATCTTCTTGTACTTATTACATTTTTATATAATATTTCTTTATACTATTTTATTTATTAATAATATTTTATTAATTATATGAATTAATTAATATATTAAATTTTCAATTTTTTAATCTTATGAACAAAGTGACCAAGATTAATACTTATTGGTATGATAATAATTATCAGGCTCAATTTTTTAATCTTATGAACGAAGTGAGCAAGATTAATACTTATTGGTATGATAATTATTATCAGGCTCAATTTTTTAATCTTATGAACGAAGTGAGCAAGATTAATACTTATTGGTATGATAATAATATTATTTTATAAATAAATTGACGAAATATAATATTTTTTATATAATAATTATAGAAATATAATAATAATAGTATAATTGAGATGTATAATAATATATAAATATAAAAAATAATAGAAATATCTAATATATATTATTAGATAAATAAAATATATAATAAAATTGAGAAGTCAAAAAATTTATAAAATATAATTTATTAATATATTGTATTAATAAATGTATTTAAATCAAATTGATCAACTTATAGATGTTTTATTAAATATATATTATTTTAAATTAATAGATAAAAAGATATTATTATTATTAAAAACAAATTTAATATCATCATTGAAAAGAATGAATAAAAAAGAATTAGAAAAAAATGAAAAAAATGAAAAAAAATCAATAGAATTTATTAATAAATTTGATAATATAATTAAATTTATTGAACAATTTATTAATGAAAATAAAATAAAAGAATTATTTATAACAGAAGCAATAGATCCACAATTTAAAAATTTAATAAAAGATATAAATATAAATGAAAAAGAAAATATAACAATAACAAATATAATAGTAACATATTTATATTTTTATATATTTTTATTATTTGGTTATTTTATTGATGATAATATTGAATTTATTAATATATTATTAGATATTAAAAATAAATATGAAACAAATTTTTTATCATCTTCGAATATAGCTGAATTACAAAAATATCAAAAATATATTTCTAATATGTTATTTTTATTAGATGATATAGATAATTTAGATAAATATAAAGATGATAAACAATATAATAATATAATAAGTGATTTAAAACAATTAGATAAAGAAATATTAAAGAAATTATTTTTAGTAAATATAGATATAAAACCTCATAATATAGTAAAATATGTATTATTTAATGAGAAATATTTAAAGAATGAGAAGAAAATAATATATAAAATCATAGAGACAAGTTATTTAAATGATTTAGAATATAAATATATAGACATAGTAGAAAGTTTATATGAAAAAATAGATTATAGTAATATAGAATCATTATTTGATTATGATGATATAAAAAAAGGTTATGTGGAAGATATATATAATATGTTAATGGAGAAAGAGATAACAATAGATGAATTATCAAAAAATAAATTATTGGAATATAAAATAAATGAATTATTTAGAAAAAAGATATTAATACCAATAACAGAAGATTATTTAAGATATCATAAAGATACAGAATCATATGAGACTAATATAGGATCAACAACAAAAATAGATATAAAAGATAGAACAAATAAGAAGAATAATACAAAAATAAGATATATAGTAACAAAAATGAATAAAATGATGGAATTATATAATGAAAAAAATTCAAAAGAAAAAAAAGAAGAAATAATGAAAATATTTTATCAACCAATGATAAATAGAAATATAGTATTAATAAATGATATAGAAGAAACAAATATTATAAGAAAATTAAATTTACAAATAGAATCTGTAGTTCAAAATAATGAATATTATAGTGATTTAATTAAATTACGTAATTATTCTTATATCAATTTTAAAAATTTATCAAAAGATGGTTTTAGTATTAATATAAATAATACAATAGATGCAATTAGATATAATAATTTTAAATATGAACAAAATAAAAATAATAAAATAGAATGGAGAGTAATAAGTAATAGAAATAAGGCGAATATAGTGGGAGTATTATTATCAAATAATTTAACAAAAAACAATATAATATCAAATATATATTGTAATAAAGTTAATAATACTGTTAATATTACAAATTTTCATTCAAATGGTTATAATATGACATTATATAATATTAAAAAGATGATATTAGAAGATAAATCATATAATAAGATGATATATTGGTTATTTAATAAGAAAAAAGATATATATGAAGAGAATAAATTTAATATAATAAATAATAATAGTAATGATTATTATATAAATTTATTAGGACAGATATATGATTATATATCAGAATTAACATATAAAAAAATATTATATAAATTAAGAACATTAAAATATAAAAATTTATTATATATACAAAATATAATAAATGAAACACAAAATGATTTATTAACAATAAATAATGCCACAGGCACCTTCGGTGAAAATTATTTATCAAATATTAATATAATAATATATTATACGATATTGAAATGTATATCAATAGATTATGATAAAAATGATAATAAAATACCAGGTATTGAAAGTGATTTAATTAAATTACCCATTATTACTATTCCTAGAGAAAAAATCCCTATTATTACTATTACTAAAAAAGATATTTATAAATTAGATTCATTATTAGATCAAGATGATATTTTATTAGAAGATTCAATATGTCAACATATAATAACATGGAAACAAATGTTAAGATATAAAAAATATGATCCAAATAGATTTAATCAATTATTATATGAATTTACGAAGAAATATTTAATAACAAATCAGAGTGGAGATTATATATGTAAATCATGTTATGAAATGATTGAAATTAAACGTTATATATCAAATTATATTGAAGAAGATAGTGTTAATGAATATAATATAAATGAAGATACAAATAATATAATATTAGAAGTATATTTAGATACAGAATTAGAGAATATAACAGGTTATGAGAAATATAATAAATTAATAAAAAATGTAGATAAAGAAATAGATAGATTAGTAAATTATATAGATTATAAATATTATATAGGTTCAAGTAATGAATATAAATTAAGAAGACATGTATTAATTAAGAATATTATTGATTTAGTTACAATACAATATGATACATTATATTCAAAAAATTTAGAAGAGAGAAATAAAAGAACAAATATAAGTAAAGAGAAATATGGTTGTAGAGAAACAGAAGCATATTTTTTTAAAAATGATAATGAATTATTTACTTATTCATCAAAAGAAGAAGATAAATTTAAATTTATAAAAAGAAATGTATTATTTAGTTATTTAATTATATGTATGTTATTAGAATTGAATAATAATCAAATAATATATTTTACATTAGATAAAATAACAAATTATATAACATTTGACAAAATTGGTTTTAATTTATTTGATAATTTAAAAATTCATATTAATAAAACTAATAATATAATAGAGATGAAAAAATATAAATTATTATGTTTTGTGATATATTATTTAACAGGTATAATGATAAATAAATATAATTTATGGTTTAATGAATCAATTAAACAAAAACCGAATACAATAAATAAAGAATTACAAAAAAAATTTATTCATACAATATGTGATCTTCTTAATTCAATTCTTAATAATAATATAACTAATAAACAAAATTATTTATATAATACAATATCAACTAAATTTTATAATAAATTAAAAACAGTATATTCATCAATTAATGCAGATGAAAGTATTAAAATAATAGAATCATTTAATAAGAAAAAAATATCATTAATTGATAATAAATTAAAATATAATATTAAAATTGTTGAACCAATACAAATTAAAGATTTAATTAATGATGGTAATTATATAATAAAATCACCATATGGTTTAAGACCAAGTTATTTATATCCATTAGTATATAGAACAAAAAATATTATAGAAAAAATAAATTATTTAAAAGAAATAAGTAATAAAACAAAATATGATAAATTAAAAACGAAATTATATGATGAATCATTAATTAAATTAGCAATATTATATAATTTAGATGGAACTAAAAGAAATGTTCCATTGAATGATATTACTTTATTAGATAATATGAAAAAAGATGATTATAATAAATTAGTGAATAATATAAGAAATATTAGAACAAAAGAATTAAATAAAATAGATCATAAAAATAAATTTAAAGAAATAAATTTAGATTTAAGATATAAAAAAGCAGATAAGATAATAACAACATTAAGTGAAATAATAAATAAAACAAATATAGAATCATATGTTGAACAATTTATAGAAGAGATAGAAGAATTAATTGGAAAAGATGTAAATATAAATAATCAAAATATATATTTGAGACATATAGTATATATAATAGATCATGATTATACAAGTATATTAAGAGAACCAATAATAATATTAAGTAATGATAATAAGATTAAATTTAAGAAAAATGATGATTATTTTAAACAAGATATATATTATTATCAAGATCAAACAAATAATATAACAATGTATTATTCAATAATAACAAGACAATATATAGGATATAAAGAGAAAGATAAAGAAGTAATATTAGTATCAAATTCAGGATGTTTTATAAAAATACAAGAATCGATAATGAATGAATTAAAATATTTAGGATTTGATCATATATATTATGATATTAAATCTAATGAAGATAATAATGAAATTATTAATAAAGCGAATTATTCAATTAATAAAAGAATAAATAATTTAAGAAATATAATAAATCAAACACAAAAAATAATATATCAAATAAAAAATAGAGTTCCTAATAATATAGCTGATATTATATCTAGTATATATATTAAAAAATTATCTAATATAACAACTATTAATGATTTACATGATAGAATATTTGGAGATTGGATAAAATTTAGTGAATTTATAACAGCAGATTATATAAATCCAAAATATAAATTTGATATAAAAATAGTACCAAAAGAAAAATATTATTTAAGTGTATATAATTTAACACATACAAAAACATTAGATCAATTAATATTAGTTTATTATATTGATAATTTATTAAAATTATATAAATTACAAAAAGATGAATATCATAAAATTAATGTTATTTATTTAATACTTAATATTATTGATTCTCAATATAAAACTCATTTATTATATAATGATACTAGATATGATATTCATACTAAAAAACTTAAATTATCTCTACAATATGATTCATATATACAAACTGAAGATAATTTTTATGATATTCAAGATATTGATTATGAAAATATGACTCAAGAACAAATTAATCAATTAAAAGAAGAAAAATTAGATGATTATGAAATGAATAATGCTTTAGATACTGTTAATGATGATGCAAATAAAGATTTTGGTGATGAAGATGTATTAGAATTAGATAGAGTATCAGGAGATTATTAATTTTCTAAATAAAAAATTTTATAATATTATCTATAATAATATTATAATATTCAAATGAATTATCTATATATCACACTTATTTTTTTTTGTTTATATTTATTATATTGTAATAATAATGAATATTTTTTCCCTTCTATTAACATGTTAAAAAATAATATAGATTCATTAGATAAACCAAATAATAAATTAAATTTAAATACAATAATTAATAATAATGATTTTCTTTATTATGATTTAGCATCTCCTATTAATATAAATAATCAATTAAATATTAATTTATATGATGATAAAATAAAAAGAAAAATAACAAAATTATTAAATGATATTTTAATAATTATTAATAAAAATATATCACCTATAAATTTTAATAAATCATTACAACCAGTGAAACAGTCTAATTTAACTAAAAAAAATGATGATAAAGTTTTATCATATATTAAATATTTAAATAATATATTTATTAATTATAATATTTTTATCAAAGGTAAAAATAATGTTATTGAATATAAAACTGATAATGAAATTAAATATGATTTTGATTTATTAGTTGATTTTAAGATATTAAATAATGATAATCCATTAGAAATTTTTTATAATGATATTATTATTGGTTGTTCTATTATTATTAAGAGATTATATAATAATGAAAATAATTTTTTTGCAAGAGATAAACAAGAAGATATAAATATATATGTATCAAAATTATATTTACGTGGATTAAACAAAAAATATTTAAATAATAATTAAAATTTTCAACCATTATTATATATCAAATTATCATTATGAAAAAATATTTAGTTTATTCTATTATTATATATACTATTTTATTTTTCATCTTATTACATAAAAAAAATCAATTATTCTATGATAATAGATCTAATTGTATAAAATCATGGAATTATTTTTGTAATAAAATAAATAATTATGAATCAATTGATGATTTCATTTCTATACCATTATTTGTATTTATTATTGCTATATTTAGTTATCTATTAGCTTGTAAAATCAACTAAATTATAATATTATTTTATTATTTTATTATAATTTATTTTAAAAATATATAGTGAAAATGAGTAAGCGCGAATGTAATGAGCACGAGTTATATAGTGATAATAGTTATATAATGAGTTATATAATTCAATATAATTATTTATCATTATCAGTAGTTATATTTTTATCAATTCTATTTTCTTCTGGTCTCATTTTATCAAAAAATGGATCTTCTAATAATAATTTTGTAGGAGTAGTATATTCATGATTTAATAAAGTTCTACCACGTTCAGTGACTTTATCACCACAAATTAAATCATCAGGAATAATTCTTTTAACAAATTGTTTAACTTTATAATTAATTTCTTTAGCATCCCAGAATTCAGGAAAGAAACCTTTTTTAGTGAAAGTATTAAAAAAATAATGAATATCATAATATTGATTTCTAATAGGTTTAACATTAATTTTGGAAGTCCAATCAGCAGCAACTTTAGAATTTTCAACAATATCAGGAATACAAGCGAAATCAAAATCCCAAATTTTAATTTGAATACCAATATTAGGGACAAAATAATCATTATTATTAATTTTATAATGATACCAATTATTTTTCTTTCTAGAATCTATATTTTGTATTAATATATTATTAGCTTTTAAATCATTATGTCTAAATCCTGGATATTTTGCATGTATTATTGCTAATACTGATAATATTTGAAAAAATAATACTCTCCATTCTCTTATACCCATATTTTTATAATTAGATCGTATATAATCTAATAAATCACCACCATTAGCCCATTCTGATATTAATATACTAACTTCATTATGATATTCACCTTGTTTATATTTTTTATAAAATTGATCATATTTCTTATTATCAATAATTTTAGATTTAGCTAAATCAATAAATGGTTTAATATTAGTATTAAATGTACCAATTGGTAATACAATATGAGGTGTTTGTCCATTAACTACAAAATATGATAATACTCTTAACATCATTAATTCCGCATTTTCTGGTCTATTTATATTATTTAAATCTCCATAATTTTCTCTTACTGGAAATGCTACTACTTTAACTGCATAATTAATTACATTATCTGGATTATTTGGATCAGGTATACCTATACCTTTGAAAGTATGACCAGTAGTACCACTTTTAATATATAATAATTTACCACCAATTTCACATATCATTTTATTAAAATCAATAAATTTTTTATGCATAATATTACGAACATCAAAATCTTTAGAAGAATTTTCAACAGCTTCAGTATCACATGTATCAAAATTAACCATAGAATCTAATTTTTTACCTTTTAATAAATCCATAATAAAATTAATACGATATTGAATATTATCAAATTTTTTATCATCAATAGTAATTTTTATATCATTATTATCATCTAAAGTATTTATTGTATCATTATTAGATTTTTTAATAGCTATATTTTTAGATTTAGTTTTTAGAGTAGTATTATTATCTTTAATATTATTTAATTCATTATTATTTATATTTTTAATAATTTTATTGTTATTTGACATAGTGGTTATATATAATTATATATTTTTTAATATATAATTATATCTTTATTTATTTATATAAAATTATTTTAAATTTTCAAATATTAAATTTATATAATTTGGATCTATTATTTCTATTTTTTTGGGTTTGCCATATTTATCTGTTAATATAACATCCCAATTACCATTTAATTTATATTTTGATTGTAATAATAATTTAATAAATATTTTTTCAATTTTATTATATATATTATCACCTTCAATATCTATAATATTATTATTAATAGAATTATATTTATCACATAAATCATTAATTGTTTTACTCCATGATTCTAATTTCTTTCCTTCATTTATCATATGTTTATTTTTTAATTGTATAAATAATAATATTTTCTGAATCTTTTTATCATCATTATTTATATTTTTTTCTAAATAGTTATTTATTATATTAACTTCAATATCATTATTATTATTAATATATTTATTAATTTTATTTTGTATTAAAAATATATTTTTGAGATTATTTGTATCACAATTATCAATATATGATTCACATATATCTAAAAAATCTTTTAATTTATTATTTTTTTGATTCATATTATAATTTTATTAATATAATATTTTTTTTTATTATATAATTTAATAAAAAAATATTATATTGATTAGTTTAATATTTATATATAATAAACTAATTTAATATTCTTAATATTTGTTATATTATATAATAATAAATAGATAATAACAAGTTTTTCTTACTTTATTATTATCATTTAAAATTAATTTATTGTAAAATATATTGATTAGTTTAATATCTATATATAATAAACTAATTTAATATTCTTTATATTTGTTAGATTATATATAACTATATATAATAAACTAATTTAATATTCTTTATATTTGTTAGACTATATATATCTATATATATAATAAACTAATTTAATATTCTTTATATTTGTTAGACTATATAATAACTATATAATAACTATATATGATTATAATAGACTCATAATATATAATAATTATATAAATCAATAATAAATTATTAAAACAAATTATTATATTGTTATATAATTAAATATCATAAATATTCTTTAATATACGGATAATAACTACTATTTCTAGCTTTATCACTATCATTTAAAATTAATTTATTACATAGATTAATAATAATTTCAGGTTCAATAGTTTTAATCATTAAAATACTTTGCCATGATTTATTTTTATATAAATAATCAATATTAAAATTATCAGGAAAATATTTCATTAATTGTTTAGAGAAGAATAATGTTTTAAAAGATGCAGGAACTAAATTAGAACTTTTTTTAGGTAAAACTAATAATAATTGATGTAATGGTTTTAATTTATCAAGATATAACTCTTTATTACATAAGAATTGAGAAATTTTATTAAATTCATTAGTATTTGATTTTAAATATGTAACAATATCAGAAATAAATGGTCCATGATGATATTTATAATAATAAAACCAATTTACACATTTATCAAAATAATAATATGAAGTCCAAACTAAACCAGTAATATATTGATTAAATTGATAATCCATATATTTCTTATTAATATCAATATTATAATATTCTAAATAATAATTTCTTTTATAATCATTTAAATTTAAACTAGGATCACCTAATTTAACACTATCTTCAATATAAAAATTTAGATTTTCATAATTATATTTTTCATTATCAAAATTATTTTCATTTTCTTTAAAACTATTTCTTTTATAATTATATAAACTTTTGAAATATGTTTCTTCATAATTAGATAATATTTCTAATATTTCAATTAACATATCATTATTATATATAATTAAATTTCTTTTATTATTTAATTCTTCTATATCTAAAATATATTCTATATTATTATTATTATCTAATCTATTTTTCATTATAACACTATATGTATCTAATATTAATTCTAATCCATTACGAGTATTAGTCATATGAATACCAATAGATAATGATGGTATATTTGGTAAGAAATCATTTCCACATAAATAACATAAAAATATAAAATCATTCACTATTCTCATTTTATTTATTTCTTTTCTTTCTTTCTCATTTAAATATTTTGTCATTTCTTTTACTATTATTTTTTTTAATAAATCTATATCAACATAACTAAAATCATCTAAATTTGATAAATTCTCTTTTTTTGTTTCTATTTCTGTTGTTTCTCTTAATAAATATGTTTTATCTATATTAGATGCTAATGATAAAAATATTAAATCTGCATCTAAACCATATATTACATTTACATCATTTAATTTATTTTCATTAAATGTATCTATAGTATTTTTTATATATTGTAATATTTTATGTTCTCCTTCACCTGGTGTATAACATGATGAAAATATTATTTTTTTAACTTTATAATTACTTTGTTCAATCCAAGCAATAATTTTTTTAGTTAATTTAGTCATAAATATTGTTCCAGGTGTAATAGCTGATGTATTCCATTTATGTTCTATTTCTATTCCATATTTTTTCTTTATTTCATTTATTTTATCATTATCATAAATATATTTAAATCTTCTTTGTCTTTGATGTTTAATTTTTGCCATTGGTGCTACACCATCTACTGCAATATATATTAAATCAGTAGGTTTAGTTTCTTCAATTAATTTAGAAATATATTTAATACATGCTGATATAATTTTTTGTTCTAATATCTCTATATTATCATTATTTAATAAATTTTTATATTCCTCACAAATCTTAGCTGCTTGAGGATGAATTAAACAATTAGCATCTATATATAAATTATTAACATTTAATAGATCATGTTTAGAAAAATAATTACGTTCAATTATATTTTTTTTTCTAATGATAATATCATGTGTTTTTGAATAGTTTTTATATAAATAAGCAAAAAATCCAGGTACTCCCATATTATTATTAATATTTAAATATTTATTATTTAATAATTTATTATAACTTTATATAATAATAGTATATGTTATTATATATTAATTAATCAATTTTTTATTCATCAATCTTTAAATATATCTTATTTTTTTAATCATTTTTTTATTATATTTTAAAAAAATTATTATAAAATTAATATATAATTTCTTAGTTTAATATATATATTATTTTATTATGTCTGATAAATTATTTTTAAAATCTGGTGGTTCTAATTCTTTAAATCATACTGAAGATTTAAACTCTTCTGTTCTTGCTAAAAATTTATATAACTTAATTCAAGATAAAGTCGATTTAGATGGTGGTAATAGAGAAGTCTTAGCTTCGGGGACCTCAGGTAAAAGAAGAAAAGGTAAAAAATCATCTAAAAAAACTGAATTAGAAGGTGGTGCTTGGGGTAAAATGAAAAGATCTTCTACCAAAGGTACCTCCGGTAAAAAATCATCTAAAAAAGTAGATGCTGAATTAGAAGGTGGTAAGGGAGAAGCCTTAGCTTCGGGGACCTCAGGTAAAAGAAGAAAATCTAAAAAAGGTTCTAAAAAAGTAGAAGCTGAATTAGAAGGTGGGAAAAGAAGAAAATCTAAGAAAGGTTCTAAAAAAGTAGATGCTGAATTAGAAGGTGGGAAAAGAAGAAAATCTAAAAAAGGTTCTAAAAAAGTAGATGCTGAATTAGAAGGTGGGAAAAGAAGAAAATCTAAAAAAGGTTCTAAAAAAGTAGATGCTGAATTAGAAGGTGGAAAAAAAAGATCAAGAAAAACAAAAAAAGGTTCTAAAAGATCATCTAAAGTATCATCAAAAGTTCAACAAAATAGAGAAGGATTTAAAGAAATGGCAGCAGCAATGAGAAGTATTATAGATCATGTAAATGAAGCAATGAAAAAACAAAAAGTAGAAATAGCAAGAAAATATGTAATGAAATTAGCAGGAGAAGTAAGAAGAGAAATATTAGCAAAGAATCCAGGAATGAAAGATGAACATGATAAAGTAGCAAAAGAAGCAATTAAATTATTTGATTCAAATGTTGCTAAATATAAAAAGAGAGCAGAAGAAATAGTTAAAGAAAATAAAAAAGAATAAATAAATTAAATCATAACTTATTATATAATATATTATGATTTATTATAGATAAAATTATTTTAAAATATTAAAAATATAATGATTATTATCAAATAATATTTCTAAAACTTGTGGTTTTCTGGACATATCATTTTTTTCATCTAAAATATTATCAAAAGCTCTAGAAGCACCGATATCAACTCTAAAAACTTTTTGATTACAAGCACTATTAATACCTTGATTATCAACACCAAATTGAGGAGTATGACCGATAATAAGATTTGATAAATTAAAAGTTTTAAAGACGGGATCAACAATTTTTCTACATTCATAATTATTATTAGAAGTGATATTATCAGATTTTAACATACCCATTTTACGATACCATAAAGGTGAGAATTTAGAATCATATAGATATTTTTTATACATATTATTATTATCAGTATTAACTAAAATACTATTTTGTTCATAAAATATATATTCTTTAATAATTCTATTAATATCATTTAAACTATCATTAATATGAGGACTTTCTGCATATTTTTTAGCTAATAATAAAGCTAAACCTCCATGAACAAAACCAATTTCACCAATAACTAAGATACCTAATCTAGTACAAGCTACTTTTTTTCTCATATTTTTAAATACTTTTTGTCTATTATTAATCTCATTAATACCTTTATAAGAAACATAATCAAAATTATCATCAAAATTCATAATTTCATGATTACCAATTAAACTAAATATTTTACCATTATTTTTAATAGCTAATTTATTTAATTCATCAAATAAATACATTATTGTTATATCAGAATTTTCATCTTCAAATGTTGTACTTTTTTTATCACATTTTTTATTCATTAATGGTCTACATCTATCAATTTGATCACCAACTTGAACAACATGAGTATCATTACCAATCCATGTAATATATTTAAAATTCATTTTATTTTCATTTTTATAATTATTAGTACCATTAATAAAATTTGTAATTAAATCATTCACATTTTCAGATTGTATATCATAAGGTATTCTAATATAATCTTTATTAGATGGAGGTTTATCAAAAATTTCAATTAATTTACCAACTTTTAAAAAATTAAATGCTAAATCTAAATCACCATGTATATCACCAATAGCTATTATTCTATTAACATTATCTATTCTAGTTGGTAATTTTGGATATTCATTACAATAATCATTATTCTTATTATAATTATAATAACTATATGACATTATTTTATTTGATCTAATATATATATAATATATATTAAATTAAATTTTATTTAAATTTTTATAACTATATATTGAAATTAATATTTTGCAAATTCTGGTCCATCAAATGATTCTATTATTTCATTATTATCAAATCCTTCAATCATATTTTCATTATCAAATCCTTCAATCATATTATATTTATCATTTAATATATTTCCTGTTACTATATTTAATTGTTTAGTTTCTTGTTTATTTTCTTGATTTTTAGTAGTTGTGTTTTTAGTAGATTTTATATTTAAT